CTAGCCACTGGTAAGCGTTCGAGATGCCGAGGTTGCAATGGGACCGAGCCCTGTCTCCTGGACGATGCAGTATACAAACCCTGTTGAGTATGCCAGGTCACTGCAAGAGCGACAGGGAAAGGCGGCGGACCTATTCCGCGAGTCGCAGGGCCAGGGCGTTGCTGGTGCAACAGCCGGGCTCACTGGAATGCAGGGGCTCGGCAGACTGAACTTGGACAGCTTGATACAGTCCGGGACGCTGGCCAATGAGCAGGCTAAAGAGAAACGGTTTCTGGACGAGCAGACGTACAAGCAAGACCCCGCGCGCCTTCGTGAAGCGCTGATCTTGTCTCAAGCACAAGGCGCACAGGCAGCAGACACGGAAAAGATTCGCACGCTGATCGACCTTTCCAAGACCGGTAGCAATGCACCAGGACCAGGCCAGACGCCGCTTGTGCCTGGCGAGAATCCGCCGGCGCTGTGGGAGTCTATCGCGCCTACACTGGAACGATATAGCGGCAGGACAAAAGACGCTAAAGGAAACTATGCCGGAAAACCAACGGTTGGGGTTGGCGAGTTCCTGTGGAAAATGGACCAGGCCAATCCTGGGTTCCTGCGAACCAACTACCCAGCCGTCGAAGCGTATATCAAGAACACTTTTGGATCGGAGGCGTTCAACCGTGCGGCTAAAGGTCTGAACCAGTATGGCCAGATGCCATTCGGCGAACATGGAGCTCTTGATTACGTTGCCACAGGTGGCGCTCCTGTGGGCATTGGTGCCGGTGGCGCGAAAGCGGCATACGGCGCGAGAGGCGCTGTAACGACGGCAGCCCCGGTCGCTGGCTTGGCAGCCAAGGGACTTCCTGTCGGAAAGGTCGTTGCTGGCGGCGCTGGAAGGAGGCTTCCGTTGATTGGTGAGCTGGCAACATTGGCATCCTTGTCACCTCGCATTGGTGCCTTTTTGCGACAGAAGACCAGTGGATTTAGCGAAGAGGAGCTTGGCCGGACAGCGTTGTCGAAACTGATAGAAGAGGCACAGAGCGACAGGGCAAAGGCTGGCGGGAGATGATGAGATGATGATTTCTAATGCTGCACCTGCTGCTGGAGCAGCTACTGGCAGTGGCTTGCTCGGTGCGCTCGGGCGTCTGCTCGAACCGCTCGACTATCCGCGCCAGGCGCTCTACAACCTTGGATCAGGGCTGGCAGAGGGGGATCTCTGGAAGGCGCTCCCCGGCCTCATTGGGGCCGGGGTCGCCGCCCCCCTCATTGCCACGGGCGTTGGCGCCCCGCTAGGAATCCTCGCCGGTTCGCTGGCTGGTGGGCTTGCCCAGGGCGTTGCAGGCAAAGAGGCGCCTACTACTGGGGATCTGGTGGAGAAGCTTGGCGGAGACAAGGAGAGCTTTTTGCAGAACCTTGCGGTTGGTGCAGTAACCGATCCACTGACCTACGCAGGCGGGCTCGGCGGGCTGAGAGCAGGAACGGCTGCGTCAAAGGCTGGCGAGTCAGCATATGGGGCACTCAAGCCCCTGCGCGAGCAGTTTGGCGTCGTCAAAGGCGTGCGCCAGCTCGACACACCGGAGCAGATTGCCAAACTGGCAGCACTGGAGGAATCAGGCGGTATGGGCCGAGTCATATCCACGGCTCATGACCAGCCACTAGTTGGCCTAGCAACAGGAGGAACGATCTCTGGAAACGAGCGAGCGATGGGTCGGTTGGCGGACATGGCTACCGAGAGCGGTTTTCGGACGGATGGCATGTATGACCCTGGCTTGCGTGCCGCTGCAATTATTGAGGGTGCTGATCCGAAGGTTGCGCGCCATGAGACTATTCACGGCTTGATCGACACAGCTTCCAGGACTGGAGAGTATGGTGGGATGCCGCTTGCAATGCAAGTGCCAGCTCGATTGATCCGTTCGCCATTCAAGTTTACCCGTGGTCTTGGCGAAGTTGCAGACGAGACAGTAGCGCACGCGCTGGAGAACAGGGGGCTTTGGGACCAGCTCGGCGGCGCATATCGCTTCCTGTCGAACCCACAGCGTGGCTACGCCAAACAATTTGAACAGACGAGCCCGCTGGCAGCAGCACTGTACAAGTTTGGAGCAGAGGGGTAGTACCTTATCACGGAGAGTTAACGATGATGCACGGACAAGAAATGGGGCCAGGCATGATGCCTGGGATGGAACAGGGCATTGGAATGGATCAGAGCCAGAACCCACTCATCCAGGCTATCCTGATGATGCTGATGGGCGGCGGAATGCAGCAGCCAGGGATGATGCCTGGAATGCCCGGCATGCCACCAGGGATGCCTCCTGGGATGCCTGGCGCGCCGCAGCAACAGCCGACTCAGATCCTCGACTTCCTGCGAGGAAACAACGGCGGCATGTACTAGGAGATCGACATGGTTTACGGCGAACCGCTGCTTGGTCCTGAGTACGGGCCAATGCGTGACGATTTCCTTAGCAGGATAACTGCCCTGTTGGATGCTCCGCGCGACCTGACGTGGCGTGGAGCGTTCGCAACGGGCATCCCTGGGCTGCTCGGTCTTGGCGATGAGGCGCCGGCGAGCGGTGCCGAGCTGTTAGGTCGGCTTGGGATGGACACCGAAAGCACGCTGACACAAGCCCTCGGCTTGGGCACAGAGATCGTCGGCAACCCGCTTTCATGGGCCACTGGTCCTCTTGCCAAGTTGCTTGGGCTTGGCGGCAGAGCGGTGGCTCCAGCGGCGAGGGTAGCAGCCGGTGCTGGTGACGAAGTTGGTGGTGCTTTGGCACGAGCGCTTGGCGCGGCTGCGCCAGAGGCGTCGGCTGGACGAGTTGGTCTTCCCATGATTTCCCGTCAGGTCTTGCCAGAAACGCAGGCTGCTGCTCAGAGACTGGCCCAGCAAGCCAAGAATGTCGAATGGCTCGGGGGTCCCGAGAGCGCCAACATAGCGCTCCGCGAGCAAGCCATGCAAAGCCTTCACGGATCAAGGCACCCTCTCATCAACAAGGTGATTGAGCAGAACTATAACCTTGAAGATGTGATCCGCCAGGCATCTCCTGAGACAGCCGAGGTGTGGAAGCGCATCCTGGCTTCCAACATGAACGACTACCGCTCGTTGAACCAGATCGGTCTGACCCAGCGGCTTCAGGGTCTATGACATGCCATACAATCCATTCGACGACAACCCATACCTTAACAGCATCTATCCTGGTCTTCGGATGCGACGACCTGTGCAGGAGCCGTCGTTCCCTGCGCTGCCGCAGGAAGAGGAAGAGAGCCTGCTTGCGAGCGTCACGAACAAAGCGCTGGGTGGTCTTGGTTATCTTGGTCAGATCCTTGACAAGCCAGGGCGCTCGATCAGAGGGCTTCTTGCTGGTAAACCCAGGGAGCTACTCAACATTCTTCCCTTTGCCTCGGCGGCTGGGCTGACGCGAGAGGAAGACTACACGTCTGGAAGGGATCTGCTGGAGATGGCTGGTGCCCTTGGTGCAAATGAAGAGGGGCTAGATGCCGGCGATGTTGCCGGCTTCGGCGTGGACGTTGTTACCGATCCGCTGAGCTGGCTGTCTGGTCCGCTCGCCCTAACCAAGCTCGGCACAGCAGCCAAGAAGATTGGCGTTGGAGCTGGCACGCTCAGGGAGGGAATGGCTGGGCTAAAGGCCGGGACTCCAGAGATCGCCCAGCTGGCTAGCGCTACTGGTAGGTCTGGAGCCGAACTCGCCGGACAACCCCTTCGACAGCTCCTTGGGACTGGCGGCTTGTCCAGTCTACTTGGCTTTGGCGGCACTCCATTGCTGACTGGAGAAGCTGGTGCCAAAACGCTGGACTATCTTAGCACAGCGGCTGGGTTGGCTGGCAAGGTTCCAGGCATTAAGCAGGTCGTTCAGCACCCGCTTACCGCAAGGCTTGGATCTGGACTAGCCACACTGTTCCGTCCCGAGAGAGGCGGAATCTTCAATGACGAGCTGGCACGGTACTACGAAAAGAACATTGGTCCAGCGCTTGAGAAGGCTGAGTTTGGTGTCAGGGAGGGCTACGTTGGTTCACTAAAGGAAGCTGGACAAGCTGGTTATCGTGGTGGTGCTGTAGAGGATCTGGTCCGTGCCGCAGCAGAGGGGAATCTTCCGTCTGGCGTTGCACAAGGAACTGCTGAGTCCGCAGCCATAGCGAAGGGGCTGGAGCATAAGGCTCTGAACGCAGCTAAGCTGGCAGAGCAGCACGAGTGGGGCATCCCTGTGAAGGAGTTGGAGGGCTACGGCCAACCGCGCTATAAGTCAGACGCATCGGTTGGCACTGGAAAATTCGGGCGCAAACAGCTTGACCCATCACATCCATCGATGATCGCCCGCGAAGCTGCGTTCAAGGGTCCGTACCGCAATTTGCCAACGCAGACAATTGAGGACATCCTTCATGACCCCATTGCAGCCGGAGCCGACAAGAGTAGTGCGCGCGATGCGATCATGGACATCATCGCCGGCAAGCAACTTGTCCCAGGGACCGCTGAGTACCAAGCCGCATTTCGACAAGCTTCAGACCTCGCTGGCTTTGCTGGTGGCGTCGGTCTTCTAACCCCGGAGCAAAGATTCTTTGGCTCGGCGCTTGAGAACCAGGCGCGTGGCACTATGTTCGCTGATAGGGCGATCGCAACGTCTAAGGGTGTGCATGGATTCATCGCAGAAAGCATGCGCCCAATGGTTGATCTTGGGGCTGAAGGAGTCCCGTTGGACGCAGCACTTTTCGACAAGATGGGGCTCGGGCACAAGGTTTTGACTACTGCCGGAGAGCTTTCTGCCCCAATGGCAAAGCTGTCTGAGCTGACTGGAAAGTCCGTGGAAGAACTCTCGCAGTACGGCATGCCGGCAGACCTTGCCAACGCTGTCACAAAGCTCATGCGGCCCATGTCAACGCCAGAGGCGATGCGTCCGTTCCTCGAAGTCTTCGACGCCGGCACGAACATCCTCAAGAAGCTGTTGACGGTAGTGTTTCCTGGCTTCCATGTTCGCAATATGGGCACGGTTGTCTGGCAGAACACCGTAGGGGGCATTGGTCCAGAGACACTGCTGGAGGCAAAGAATGTACTGAGCGGGGCACCAGCGGCTGGCATGAAGGACATTCCGGCGTTCGCTGGCGCTGGACTCGATGACGTAGGCGCCATGCAGCGTCTAGCAGAAGGCGCCTACGCCAGAAAGCTGATCGTCCATGGCGTATCGCAGATCGACGCCTCGCTGACCGGAGGCGCAGCAAGGGAAATGTTCGAGGGTCTCGGAACGACCCTTCCAGGCGAGCCGGGATGGCTTCCAATGACCGCTGGCAAGACCTTCAATCCGATCAAGCAGGGCGAAGCTGCTGCACGATACGTTGACGCAATGGGACGCATGAGCGCCTACATAGGATTTCTAAAGCAGGGATTCACCGAGGACATGGCGGCTGGTGGTGCCAAGGCGCTTCACTATGACTACGCGGCAATGACGCCATTTGATAAAGCTGTGTGGAAGCGGCTTTTTCCTTTTTGGGCTTGGACAAAAAAGAACTCCGAGTTCTTCATCAAGTCCATGCTCTCCGACCCAGCGCTCCCCCAGGCTGGCATCCGAGTTGGAACCAGCCTCAGAGACCCGAACACTTTCATCCCCGGCTTTATCGGAGAGGGCATAGGGCTACCGATGGCCGGGGCGCCTGAAGGTCATCAGCGATACCTCTCCAGCCTCGGTTTGCCAATCGAGGATGAGCCGATCAAGGCGCTCGGTAGCGCACTTCACGGCGAGCCTAGCAGGGCTGTCGGACAGTTGCTGAGCCAGCTACATCCAGCCCTGAAGTACCCAATAGAGCTTGCGACTGGCACTCAGCTCTTCACGGGCAGGCGCCTTGAGGACCTGAAGCCCAGCACGCTTGCCAGTGGCCTGTCCCTTGGCTCTGAGGACACCGCCGGGGCACTGAGCCAGTTTATATCCAATACGCCAGCATCCCGCGCGTCCACCGTCATAGACAAGCTGATGGACACGCTTGGTCCCAACGCTCGCAAGGGAGCGCCGGAAACTGCGTTGAACCTCTTGACTGGCGCTCGATTGACCGATGTTGATGTGGAACGTCAGCGGGAGATTGCTGCCAGCAAGATCATCGAGAGCCAGCTCAAGGGACACAAGGGCGTCAAGGTCTTCACCCGCCCATATGCCAAGGTCGCCGATATTCCCAACCTTGCACCGGAGGACATCCTGCTTCTTCGGCTCCAGACCGGTCTGGAGAAGAGGGCGCGGGAGCGAATCAAGGTGAAGACAAAGTAGAGGAGGCGGACGATGCCACTGTCGAAGGGGAAGAGTGACGCTGCGGTTTCGTCTAACATCAAGGAATTGATGAGTAGTGGCAGACCACAGAAGCAAGCGGTTGCGATCGCAATGCGCCAGGCTGGCAGAGGGAAGGTTGGGGTAAGGAAGAAGGGGCGAGTGGGTGTGAGGAGGAAGTAGCCCACCCGCCCCAAGTGGTTACTCGTCAAATAGATCCTGGTCGCCATCCACTGCGTTGTCCTGGTTGACATCACCAGGGATCGGGAACTGCTCGCTCCCAGTTCCGGTCAACCTCTTGATTGTCCGCTTGGCAAGGTAAGCCATAAGCGCCTGCTCGGCCTTCTCGTAGATGATAGTACCATGCACGCCACCGTATGACTTGTTTTTCAATGCCTCAAGGAGACAATTGCGCAATGTCACCATAGCCTGATCGTCGCGTGGGCATGCCTGCTCGCCGCTTTTCAGCTGTTTGCAAAATGTTGACAGCCTAACCCTGTCATGAGTGTACCAGGCCCGTGCCACCACAGCGTAGATCGGGGCGATACAGATTCCACGGCGCTTTCCGCCAAAGCTGCGTATCGCAAACTCGATGGCGTCGATATGCTCCTCGATGTAGTCAATGACAACCTGGTTTGACACTGGGACCTTGCTGCAATTGCCATCCTTCATGCGGCGAGCAATGGCGACGTGCAGGTGGGTTATAGTCACCATGCCTGACATCCTGGCACCATCACTTACACTACGGACGCTGCCAGTGTCAAAGACAGGTACGCCTTCCTTGGGCACATCAAAGCACACCATCATCACAACGCCAATGCCAGACTCGGCGATAGCCTCCAGGCGGTTCTGACCATCCACGAGCCAACCATCCGTGTCAAAGGCAATTCCCTGGTGAGTCTCCCTCCACCTTCCGTTCTTAATGTCCTCGACCATGAGACCGATCTTCCAGAGCTTCTTCCTACGGTTATTGGGGTGATTCATCTCATCCACAATCCACCGTGCGGCAGACGCCGAGATGAAGTACCAGCCCCAGGTCATGTTTGTCTTCCTTGGGCTAAGGAGCGACTTGGCGTGGGCCAGTGGATTTTTAATCACTGGCTTCGCCGAAGAGCAGCTCCTTGCGATCGTCGCCTGATCCTGGTTGTTCATCATCACTGCATTGTTGAACGTCTCTGCGACCATAAAAGAGGTCCTCTCTAATGTCGTTGCCCCAAACAGTCCAACCATCAACTGCCTGTCTAGCGAATAGTTCCAATCGGGGAGATGGGCTGGACCGTTCGATCAGCAACCTGGTCTTCTCTGGCTTGGCACTGTGCTCGCCAGAATCTGCCATCAACCAACTATTCAGTTTCTTGCTGCGGAACTTACAGTTCCCACGAACGCCTAGAAGCATTAACTCATGTGAAACCCTCCAGTAGTTTCCCATCCCAAAGCGATTCTTGATCCACACAAAGCTCGACTTGTATTCAAATCCCCACGCTGCCATGACTACAAGTGCATCTGGCAACAGTGGGCTTGTGGCCCATAGATGAAGATGGGAGTTATCGGCTGCGAGTTCCTTAATTGGCAGTGCTGCAAGATCGTGGATTGAAAGAGTTGGGTAGTTCTTTGCAGCACTACTCCTGGTTGCCTTGTTGCTGTACTGCCATGGCGGATCGGCGTAGATGGTCCCGAACTTGGCGCCGGAATCAACGAGCTGCTCCAGTGATTTGGCAACGTACTTCATCAGTTCCCGTACACTTTGATCGTTGACCCATCCGCCGTCCCATCCCCAAGCCGCTCGTTTATCGCCGCCCGCAACTCAGCCCGAGACCGGCAGAGTTCTACATCTCGTTTCATCATGTCACGGAGTACCGCCTCGGGGATCTTCTTGTCAGTAGCCGCCGCCCACTTGACCTGGCAGAGATCCCAGAGATCATGGTTCGCCTTAACAAGCTGCTTGACCAGCTCCTCAACCCCTCCTTTCTCCAGGATGCGGTCCAGCTCGCCGTGCAGCTCACATTCGGTGTGCTGCGACTTCAGGCAGTCGATGATGAGCTTCTCGATCAGCTCCGCGATGTTAACTGTCACTGCCTTCTCCTTCTCTTTGTGCCAGAACCTACGGAAGAAAAGCATCTTGTTGGGATCGCCCGCCAGGAAGAAGCGTTCCAGCATCGTCATCTGGGAAACTCCTGCACGCGAAGATGCTCGGGCCACTCCGCCGCATCCTTTGACACCCTCCCATCCAGCACGATCTGCTTGCGGAAGAACGCCACACCTGCCGCACGACACTGCCGCTCAATGGCCTGGTCCCACTCCAGTGACCACGGGCGCCTGCCAAGACCGCTCTCGCAGCCTGTGATAACCCAGTCAATGGTGTGGACGCGATTCAATTCAGTAACCGACTCGCCCCACGGTTCGGTTCCGCCAGAATCGCGCGGCACGAATTGCTTCAAGGCGTGCATCGTCCCCATCGGTTGGCCTGGGTGATAGGTTGGATTTGTTTTCCAATCATCATCCTTGACAGCCGTGAGATCCACTGGCCCGAGCATTGGCTCGATGGAAAGGAACCGTACCGCTGCTGGAATCTTGAGCAGAACTGGGATACGCTCGCCGGCGCGCTTCTGGTCCTCTACCGAAACTCCCAGCCAGACGTTAGGCATGGGCCAGCACGACAGCGCCTTGTTTGGCGGCGGCTGGATGTTGTCAGCCTGGTACGCAATGCGGAACCCTCGTGGCAGGCTCGGGCCTCCATCGCCCATGTCAATTGACTGCATGTACTCCAGCATCCGCTCCGGTCGCTTCGTCAAGACCTGGTGCGTGTGCTGTGGCGTCAAAGCCATCGTGGCGAAGCACTTGTCGATCCAGTCGTCTGGCACCCAGGAGCCGAACAGATCCGTCATGTCACACCAGAAATACTTCGTTGGCTTCTTCCGGCGAATGACTTCCTTGAGCTTGCTTTCGTCGAGGAACGGCTCCATCTCCTTGCTGTGAGGCCCACTGGTGCCACCGTAGGTAGGAGTGCCGAGTCGTACCTGGAACGCTGAGGCGTAGCAATTAGCACAGCCCTGGCTGACCTTCTCGCAGTAATGCCCGATCTTGTCAGTATCCATGCTGCGGGCACGTATCGGGTTGATGCTGTGGTCGGTCCAGGAAATCGCTGTTTTAGCCATTCGTTGCCTCCTTCTTCTCGTGCTTCAGCAGCAAGACGCCAGCCCTGCTCATTGCGTTGTCCCAAAACTCCAGGTCCTTCTTCCGTAGAAGAGGAGGACCATTCTGGGCGCCGTACAGAAGCCGAAGAACGTCCACCAGCTCAGCTCGCTCGGCTTCCACCTCAGCGATCCTGGAGCTATACTTCTCTGCCACCATGTACTGATTCATCGCAAGAGTTCCTCGTAGTTGCTCCAGAAAACTGGGTCATTCGTATGTATCACGCTCGTCTCCGGGGTGAAGTTGTGGAACGTGAACGACAGATCCGCAGTGTGCCCTATCTTGACAACAGGTCCATCAACGCCTATGTACTTCTCCTTGTGTGGATGTACCATAGTCCAGAGTGGGTACGTGTGTTGTCTCCAGGTGGGGCAGTTAAAGTCTAAGCTCTTCGTCAGGTGATGCTCGTTGAAGTCCCGATCGAATGATAGCCGGTGGGCAGGGAACAGCCCGAGCTTCGTTACTTCCGGCAGGTTGAAGTGCAGGTTGCAGAAGTCGATCCAAGGATGACCGGGCCACATGGTCGTATATGTCAGGGCCTTTCCGCTCTCGGCAAAGCGCTGCTCGAACTTGTACCAATGCCAAGCATCTGTGGGAATCATGTCGGCGTGAAGGAAGCTGGCTAGGTCAATCCCCTTCAGAGATGCCATATCGATCAGGTGGTTGAGTGCATGGATGATACTCGCCGCCTTGCACGGCTCCTCATCTGCCCAGATCAGATCGTCGCAGGGGACTCCCATTGGTCTTCCAGGACCATCGTAGTACAGGTACAAACTGCTGGATGGGAAGTGCTTGCGCAGTAGACCAATGCACAGCTTCGCCTGCTCTAGATCGTTGTGGGAGTTCATGATGAATGCGTGCTTCACTCGTAGTCCTCCTCAATTCACTGAATCGCTGTAACCCCATGGGATGGGGAACAGCATCGGGATCAGGTGGTTCTTGTACTGCTTGGTGTATCGCAAGTAGTGAGCCCCACAATGATCTGGGCAGCATATGGGGCCACACCCGCGTTCCAGGTTCACCGTAAGCTCGCCCTCCGCGTCACACTTAATGCAGGAGTAAGAGAATACGTCCGCATCATCCTCTCTCCTCAGAAAATGGGTCATCATACCCTTGTGCTCTAGATTTGGTACTCACTCTCGCTTAGCGGTCGTTCCCATGGACCATCGGTGTTCATCCATGCTTTCTTCTCTCCAGTTCTGTGACAGATACGTTGACACACGGCTTCTCGTTGCCAGAAGAAATCCGCTTAGCCACAACTAAGTGGCAGACCTGCCCATCGTCAAGCCAAAGAATGCCATTGAGCGCATCCAGGATTGCTTTGGCCAAGTTGTCCACGTCAGGTTTACTGGCGTGCCACTCCCACGGCATCGGCTTAGTCTTCCAGACCCTTGACTTCGGACGGGGCATTAGAAACTGGAGGGACACCCCGACCGGGCCAACCAGCGGTTTTCGCCCTCTGAGTGCCATGCGGGCGACCAGCCGTGCAGCCAGCTTAAAGGCGTGGATTGGGTGCCCCTTCTCAGCCTCGTACACAGAAGCGTGCCCGCCACGCCTACACGCCCTCGGGCGAGGCTGAGCGATTGGTATGGCGGGCACGCTAAACTCAATCACTTCCATGCTTACTGCTCCAGTTGATCGAGCTCGTTGGCGAACCCAAGGTCTTCACAGGTGCGCTGGGCCATCGCTGCAATCTGGACCAGCTCCTTGGCGATATTGAACGGCTCACGGCTCTCCTTCCGCAGCCTGGCAATCTCCCACAGCTCGTCAACCTCCTCAAGTATGATAGCCCACCCCTCGTGCAGGCTTGCCATCTTGGGGTGGTGCTCTCTTGCTACTGCCAGCTCCCTGCGTAGGGCCTGGGCGAACCTGGTTTCACTGACCTGTGCCATTTGCCTGTTCCTCCTGTGGCTGTTCCTCGTTCGTAACACCTATGGCTGCTGGCGAACTTGCGTTCCGTCGCCTCCAGAATATCTCCAGTGCATGCTCGATCATCTCCGCCTTGACTGCCCCGACGCCCGGTATGTCAGTCAAGACGTGGTTGTCGTTGATGAAGTCGCTCAACTGACCAAGCGTCTGGATGCTAGACGCATGGCACTTCTCGATGATGCCATGCGGCAGCCCGAGGAAGAGGGTTGATAGCAAGGTGTCCCGCCAGCTCAGATCCTCCTGGGTCTGGTCCTTGGCCTGCGGCGGATGGTTACAGCCATCCTCCACTTCATCGGACTCGCCTGTAGTGCTGTCGAACATCGGGCACTCTTCCAGCGTGGAGGCCATTGCCTTGTCGAACTCCTCCTGCTTGGCCTCCCACGACTTCTTCAGCTTCTTGGCTTCGTCATTCGCCTCGAAGTAGGCGCCCTTAGCACTCTGCGTCTCACGCCACTGATTCACTAGATGCCTTGGCACGATCGGCGTGTCAGAAGGCATCCCGATCCCAGGATTGGGTTGTCCCGTGTTGTCGCTCAGATCGCCGTTTACAACTGCCTCATCGCTCATCTGTTTCTCCGTGATTGGATATAGTGGTCCTTCAATTACAGCCCTCATCTTCTTGAGGATGCCCAGGATTGCCTGCCTTTGTTTATGACTGAGCTTCAAAAGTTTAGCCATACAGACTCCGTGGTTCTTCGCTTCTCCTTGCCACCAGCACAGTTCATCGGCACATCGAAGTCCTCCCGTCTCCAGTCCTTGAGATACTCGTCATACATCTCGCTTCGTTTGCCAGACAGCATGATCTTGCCCTTCATGAGCCGTATCACTGTCAGAAGACCAATGTGTTGCAACCTGGTCATTTCGCACTCATACACGTCTGGCGATGCTCGCTCATCTGGCAGATAAGGAGGATCGAGATAGAAGAGAGTCGTGGGACCATCTTGTTTTACGATCATGTCCGTGGCTGGCTGGTTCAGAATGACAACCCGCCTCAGTCGAGCGTGGACCTCGGGTAGCCCATCGATTGCCGATAGCCATGCTGCTGCTTGCTCATTCATCCCACGACGCACCCTGGTTTTAGACAATGGGGCAAAGCTCTTCATCCTTCCAGAGAGAGACTGGCGGCAGTTGATAAAGAAAGCAAAGGCATGCTCCGGCTCGGCACCTGGCACCGGTGTTCGCCTATCATCCAAATAGACATGGGCTTCTACCCACTCCTGTTCACTAAACGGCGAGGCGATTGCCAGCCGTTGGAAACTATCGAACCAATCTTGGCGTTGAAGCACGAGCCAGAAGTTCATCAGCCCTCCGCTCAAGTCGTTGACAACCTCGCTGATCCCATTCGGATCGTTCGCAAGCATCACAGCCAGCGAACCTGCGTATGGTTCAACGTAGTGGCACCACTGGTCGCGTGGCGGCATCAGCTCGATGATCCGCTTGGCAAGGTACGATTTGCCACCATGATATTTCAGCGGGCTCTTCACGTCGCCTCCTCATAGGATGGTTGTTACAACGACTTCACAATGCCCAATACCCGTGTCTTTCAAGAATCGCTGCTTACTGACGTAGACCGGATTATTGTCCTTGATGTAATTAGTCGCATCGTCGAGCGCGCGGTCAAACTCGTCGCGCAGAGTTGGGAAATCGTCATCGACGATGGCAGTTTGCCTGAACTGATTGCCAAACTTGACCAGTCGTTCCAACAGCTGCCGTTCTTTCACGACCTTCTCTTCAGGTTTCATCTCTTTCCTCCGTTTGCCACAAACCGCCGGATGCGCTTTGCGACAACACCTGGTCCGCGCTGGCGACCATAACCAATCGGAGAAAACAGGCAAGTCGCTTGATAGTGCGTAATGCTAAACAGTTTGGCAGCTGCATCGAATGCAATGAGCCGACCCAAAGCAGGGCACAGCATGTCATATCTGGTCATCAACTTAAGCCCAACCCTCTTGAACGCAGGTATATCGCACGCATGCCCCATGGCGCAGCCAACTGAGCCGCAGCGCCAAATGTCAATGTTGAAGTTCTTGCGTGGTACAGTGTCAAGATAGTCGGCGAGCTTGAGCAGTCGTTTCTTGTTCATCTTGTCTCCTCTGGTGTTGGCGATCGTGGTGACAGGGCATCTTGGTCCACGCGCAGGTTGTACCTCTTGGCATATTCCAACAGTGCGTCGAGGTAGATACGCCGGAATCTAGAGCCAGGGATACGAAACCCCGCAACCCCGCCCTCGTCAAAGAGACGGATGATTGTCTGGGCACTGACCCCCAACGCCTCGGCTGCCTGCCCGGTTGATACCGTGGCATTGCCACGGGCCTCATTCTCTGTTCCCATCAGTTTCTCCCGTTGTTATCCAGCGAGCGGCATACCTCGTCGTGCGCCTCTCTCGCCGTCTTCTTATCTGAGGACCATATGGGCTCCTCGTTCTTCTTGTCCTTTGCCAAATCGTCCATGATGATCTGGGTTATGAACAGCCCAGGTCGCTGCTCCATGGATGAGTAGCAACCAACCCAGCTAGTCTTCACCGTGGCAAAGCCGATCCGTGTTATGTCCACTAGGCCATAGCCTGGATCGCGGTACAACTGCTCCCAGCGTTGCTTGCAGATGTGCAGTCCATTGACATCGGAGTAGTTCATCTGTCTACCCCCTTATAACCTCGACCTCGATTGGATCGCCCTCCGCCCCAGCCATCTGCTTTGCCAGGCGAGCAATCTCCTCGTCTTCCCATGACGCCACATTCTCATCGTGGGAAACACCGCTGACGCGGGCGCTCGCCTTGAGTCTCCAGAAGAACTCGACTTCACCATCATCAGCGACGTGGGCACGAATATAGTTGAACTCTGACTTTCTAGACTTCTTCTTCACTGGAGCCTCCGGTCCTTTCCTTCCAGGGTGAATACCGTTCCTCGGGCAAGCCTGCTAAAGATTCGATCGTCGTAGGTTCGCGCCAGCTTGTCGGGTGACAGGTTGCTGATAGCGATGAACGGCTTCCGCTCCCTCTCGTCGATGCACTGCTTAACGGCATCGTAGTGGTGATCGCTTACGCTATCCCGGCATCCGATCTCATCCAGCACAACGAGCTTGGCGCTTGCAATCCACTTCCACAACTTGTCAGGAAAGATCGTCTCGCCATGGCAAAGCTCGTAGCTGCGTTCGAGCCTCCCTTGCTGAGACTGGATCAGCAAGGCACACAGCCCCGACACGGTGTAGTACATGCCACCGCCCATCGTGTGGTCCAACAGGCACAGTGCCGCGCAGCTCTTGCCTGTCCCAACAGGACCATGAATGAATAGGGGCCACGGCTCCTCGCCCATCACCAGGGCACGGATTATTCTCCTAAGTATCGGATCGATCTGATCTACCGACCTTGCCATCATGGGCATGTGACATATCAACGGCTCCTTGTTCATCCGGAGCTTTGCCAGACCGTATGGACCTGGCTTCGACTCCTCGGATCTTGTCATCTGCCGTGCCGACTCGCACACTTGATCCCACACCTTCCCCGGATCTAGGTCTTCCATCCGCCTTCTCCTCATAGAGTCCTGTCCAGCCCTGCTTGATGGAGTAATTGATCGCCGCAACCGCCCTCTCAACACCCATTTTCACCATGTCCTTGAACTGGCGCCTTGCTCCTTCCTCTGTGACAGAGTTGTGCTTCTGTTTCCTATGCCTGAGCCATGATGCCCATACCTCCCTAAAGGTTGGCACGTCCAGCTCGGGCGGTATCTGGAACTGTACTTCTTTCGTCTTTACCGAAGGTGGCATACTTGTGGCGCACAGTGCATCCTTTGTGTTCGGCTGTGTTGCACACGGTTGCACAGCACCGAACAGGTCTTTGCCTTGCGTCTCCAGCGGTTGCACTTGTGCAGGCTTCTGTTTCGCAACAGGCTCGGGCGCCTGCCTTTCACGTTCTCTCTGTTCTCTCATACGCATGCGATTCCTGACGTATGCCGGGGCATTGTCAACCAGATCGTGGGTCTGGTATGTACCGTCCCCAAGGTCGTCAATGAGATTGCAAGCGAGAAGGGCGGAGTGCAGTTCCCCATGCTCTCCAGGCCAGTGGCACGCCAGCTCCACATCGGTCTTGTCTCCCAGGTACGGAGTTCCATTCTCATAGCCCACACTCCACATCATCTCCAGGTAGCCTAGCACATGCGGTGCAGGCTCCCGGAGGATGTGGCAGAGGCGCCTGAACTTGGGGTGCGTAAGGAATCCTGGACGGGCCACGGTGTCATCCCTTTATTACCACGACCTTGAACTTTGGCTCTGGGTTGCGCGGCACAGACCAGCGATTGAGGCGCGGGTGCCACCGATAGCCAAACTCATGCAGGATAATGAAGGTTTCCCGACTCGACCAGGGGCTCCCAACAGGAGCACAGTCCCTGTAGTCTATCGGTCGAGAAGGAATCCGCGCTGGAATGCGCAGGCGAATCGTTTTCATCTATCACCTCGCAGTTTCAGGCCACGCAGGAGGCGCAGCGGCCGCCCCTCGTCTACCCGATTCGTAGCCTGCTTACGTGCCGCCCTAGGCAAACGCATGGGGTTTACGGCATTCCTGCCCCACCAATGTTCGACATCCTGCCACCCATAGAGCCAATGCTTGTGCTCGCTCGCATCTGCTTTGTATGGGTTCTTGTCGGTGTATATGCCAGCAATCCTTGCATCGCACCCCAAGTTAAAGGCTCTTGCATGAGCCTCTCTCTTCTTGTCTGCATCACTCATCTTCTACTCCTGGTTCACGTTGCTGTGCTCCATTGCCCGCTGTCGTTGGCGGGGGTGACTTCATCAAGCCAGTCAGGTAGTCGATGCACTTCTGAAGGTCAGTCTGCGTGAAGTCCTCCCACGACTCAGCCTTTGCCTTCGCCATCCACTTTGCCACCATCCCATCTTGCATCTTGACCACAGAGATCAAGCGTTGAATCTCAATGACCTGGGGAGTAGTTGCCATTGGGACCGCATGCCGCTCGTCGTTCAGTGAGTAGCCATGGATCTTGGCGAATGCCTCGATGCTGAGAGGGAACGTCGATGGCACCTTGCCCCTTGGATCGTCTGGGTCACGGCGCCATTTGTGGACCTTGCACTTCATGGGATAGCGAAACGTACCGTCGTTGTGCGCGTGCAACACGATATGGAAGTCACCCTCGATCTTCTTTGCGGCATCAGCCTGCTCTCCCACGACCTTCTCCTCCTCCCACTTTCCCTTCAGGTGGCTGGTGCAGATCAGATGGAAGTCCCCCCACCGCACAAGTTCTCGGACCTTGCGCCACTCCTTAGCCGCCTTGTCACCAGCCGAGCCGAAATCCTTGACCATCCTTGGATTATGCCGAAGCACTGATTCCTGGTGTAGCGTGGAGAGGTGATCGATTGATAGCTTGTTGAAGTTCTTGAGCTGGTTCTGTCTCTGGCTCAGAACATCAATCACGTCGATGTAGCTGCCAACCTCAATACGCTCAGAGTTGTTGGCCTTGATCCTGGCATCTGCGTAGGCCAAGCCTCCACCAATGTCTGTGTCGAAGATGAGAGCATTCTGGAGGTTGGCTACAAAGAAGCTCTTGCCGCTGCCGCTCTCTCCTGCGATGAGCAGAATCACTCGCTCCTTCATTACGCCACTCCCCTATTATCCAAGGTGATGGTCATGAGCAGAACGCCGCGAGCCGACCAGACCTCATACACACCAGGACCGTGCTGGTGCGCACTAATCACGGCGTCACGGATGCTGGTGCAGCCGCCTTTCATGATGTAGGTTTCTCCGACCCGATGCCACACGTCTAACACTTTCTCGGGCGCTGGCGATGGATAGGTGCAGGGCCTGTCGCTCATCTGATGCTCCTGAATAAGAGATGGTGATAAGGAGAGCGTGACATAGCGTGCTGAGCTGGCGCCATTTTGCCAGCCGACGCTTACTCCGCGCTCTCCAGATGGCGACCGGCAGGAATCGAACCTGCCTCGGTTGGGTTATGAGCCCGCCCAGGCACCAGTCCGCCGCCAGCGGGTGCTAATCGCTCCCTAAGCACGAAATAGCCCGCACCGTTGCATGCCTGGCTGCGCTGTACACACGCAGGGTGCGTAACCTCACCCCGGCCCACCAGGCATTGCCATTTATCAACTTCAGAGGCTGGCTTGCTCAAGGCCCATTACCACGTCCGGCCCTAAGTGAATTTGGCATCGGTACGCAAGCCCCCAAAGTGGTTCGCCAAGTGGCGCGGCAGTCTGCCATTTCTCAGCTTCACTGCCCGACGCCATCGCATAACGAGCAGACGAGCCCCGGATCTATACCGCCACCTGAGCCACCACACTTGGGGCACTCAAGAACTCTCACTGCTGGCTCCGATGCGAGCCAGCGATCCAGGAGCACTTTTGCCTCTGCTCGCGTTAAGCCGGAGAAGGTCACTTCTTCGGTGCCAGGCCAGCTGTTAATCTCGACACGGAAGACATGCAGATTCTTCCGCCGCAGTTCAGCCGTCATGGCAGAGTTCAACGACGCATCAAACATTTAGCCCCTCCAATCAAAAGGCGCGGCAGTCTGCCAGCGCCTGTTCGATCTCTCGCTTTCGTCGCTCAGGACCAGAGACGTTCGCACTGACCACAGCCTCAGCCGGCTCACCGCGCAGCCTGAGAACCTCGCTATGTGTCAGAAACCAACTGTCTCTTTTCTGACCATGCCGGCAGATTGCCTGGAGCAGCCCGACCTTTCTCCACCGATGGAGCGTGTCCACGCTGACCGTGCCGCCACGCTCAGAGGGGATGAGCTTTGCAGCTTCAGAGAAGGAGTAGAGCTGTTCCAGTGGCTCAGGCATGACTTGCACCCCTCCGCTTTGGCTTCATTGGCTTCGGCGGATCGGCGATGGCGCGAACAATCAGACAGTACACCGACGACCAGCCCCACGCGCCAATGTCCTCTCCATCCTCCATCTGGAGCACTAGGCTATGCGCCCGTTCTCCTAAGCCGCCAGTAAACAAGGCATCGGTGATTTTCTTTGCCAGTTGATTCTTTGTCACGACACTCTCCAAAGCGCCCATTCTTGTCACTTGTTTCATTCTACGCATTCAGGATTCTTGTGTCAAGGTACAGAAAAACTTATCTCACGAATCCGCAGAATCTGTTGACTGCGCAGAATGCGTAGACTAGAATGAGCAGCTGGAAAGCCATTGTGGCTTGCCACACATACCCGTACCTGTGTTGAGGAGATTGCTATGGGACGACGCAAGAAGATCGACGGATCGCCAGAAGCCGTTGAATCCGCGAGGGAGCAGACAATCCGTGTCGATGCGAGCCTTGCCCGCATGGCACATGCGATCATCGCTATCAAGGGTGGTAGCGTGTCGAAGCTGCTCAGTCCAGTCATCCGACCGTTCATTCTGCGCACCTACGCAGAAGTGATCCAGTCGGCTGCGGATGAGCTTCAGAAGGGGAGTTAGAGTCTACCCGAACTTCGCCACGATCTTCGCAGCTCGTTGCAAGGCCCCGTGAGCGTAGACTCGGATGACGCTCGGGTCGTTGTGCCCGAGGACAAGACTGGCCTGCTCCCAGGCTCGCTCGTTGTCAAGCTCGATCATCGTGGCTACGGCGTGGCGCAACTGGTATGGTGTCCAGTGCGCCACGCCAGCCCTCTTGCAGCCCCGCGCAACAGCATGATCGTAGCTGTCCACGCGGTAGTAGTTGCCAGCCCTGGCAAGGTTGCGGGCTGCTGCCTTTGGGGAGAAGCAGAAGTCCTTGTGCCCAGCCGCCTTGAGTAGAAACGCCCGATCCAGAAACGGCTTGAGCATCTCCTGGCAGCGTGGTCCGATCGGTATTCTCCTGTTCAGACCACGCCATGCGGTCTTGTGCTCAGCCGGAGAGTAGACCCACACCGGAACGCCATCCACGATGAATGCAAGCATGTCGATTTCATCAGGCTGTAACAATGTCGCCTCTTCAGGTCGGCATCCAGTCCAACGCTGGAACTGGACCAGCCCCTTGACAGGCTCCGGCAGGAATGGCAGCGTCTTCTCCACGATGTCATCGGGTACGTTCATGCGAGGTTCTGGGTCGTGTGCCGCCGTCTTTCCTTTCCTCAAGCCAGGCACCGTCCGCAGCCGGTCATACGCCTGGAATGGGATCAGCTCCTTCCTGGCGCCCCACTTAAAGCACTGACGGATGAAGCTGATCGCCCGGTTGATGTACCGTCTGCTCCACCCAAGCTTGACCATGCTGGTCTGCACTGCTTCGAGGGCCACTGGCCCGAACTCAGAAACTGTGGCGGTGCCGTACAGATCCAGGAGTGGACCAATCGCCAGCCTGATGCGGGCGTACTGCTTGGCTGTGTGGTATCCCTTGGCTTCTAGCTTGTAGGACCGGATCAGCTCCGACACCCCCATCCCAGCACCAACGCTGGGCAGCGGCGCCCCACTGCCTGCCTCCAGCTCGGCGACGACTCGCAGGTAGTTCTGCCTGGCCTCCGGCGTCCCGCTTCTCCCCAGCCATATGTCCTGGCACCTTCCACTTGGAAGGAAGATGCGGATTCGATCCTGTCCCGATGGATGGCTGTAGACACTGGGTGGCCAGACTTTCTTGCGCGGCATCGACGTTACCTCGAAAGTTAGGCGCAAAGATCGCAGGCTGTGGCAGGGTCGAGGCCACCACCAGACCCGCCACATTTGGGACAGGAAAGCTTGATGACGTTCTCGCCGAAGATTGGGCCACAGTTGGCATCCCAGAAATCGACGGCTCTCAGGATCGTTCCGTCAGGCCGCGACCATTCCGTAATCACTCGGAACAGTGAACCGACCTTCTCCACCAGCTTGCAGGCACCAAATGGGTCTCGACACATGCCGCGATAATAGGACTGTGCACCCAGCGGCAGATCGAACCACGTCCCGCCATAGGTAAGATTATTCATCGCCATCTCTTCTGTACGAAAGTACATCAAAGTGCGTGATCTCAGGCGGCGTCCGAAGACGCCGCGACTGGACTTTGGGCGGTCAGCGAGTTTGCGCGGCATCAGCTAGGCTCCGGTTTGGTGAGGTCTGGTTGGTTGTCAGCAAGGAACTGGGCAGCTCTGTCGATCGCTATCTGGCAGCTTGCACGGTAGCATGGCCGATCTGCCCCCAGGTGGATAATTTCCAGCAAATCCAGGAGAATGGTGGTAATTTCGGACCTTTTCAGCCCACATGTTGGGCACTTCACGTTGAAGGTGTCCATCGACTGTCCTTTCTCAAGAGAAGTGGGTGGCGCGCACCACACTATTCGCGCCGTTCAGTTGATACCTGGCAACGTGCCAGGATGAGGGAAGTGCTTCTACAGTAGGGAGTTGGGGAGAATACGCCTGGAGGGATTCGAACCCCCAACCTACGGCTCCGTAGAACGCTGTCCAGTCAGCATCTCTCATAACGCAACCATATACTGAAAGCGATGTTACCATGTCGTAGACCGATTACAAGAGGATCGTGGAATACCTCGACATGGATGCAAAACACTGCGAATAACAGTGGTGTCTCACCCAATAGGGGTAGAGTGGGTGCGCTCCGTCCGTGGAGCCCAGCACAGGAGATCATGGTCAGTTCGCCGAGGCCAGTCTACGGGCCGGCTACTCCAGTCCCGCTGCTTCGAGCGCCTCTTGCCGCGTGCGGCCCTTGCCGTGGGTCGTATTGCCGGACACGCTGCCGTCGATGATGTATTGCCAGCCGCCGCCAGGGGCCGGCTCGCAGGTCTCGATCACGTCCCAGCAGCCGGACTCATAGCGCTTGACATACGGAGTCATCGTCGTCTCCTCGCGTTCGTTCTTCATCATCGTCTCCCTGGTTAGGTTCCCGGCGGCGTGAGCCGCCACTCGTCACTGGTCATCTGCGATACGCTCAGCCGCAGTCTGGTACATTTCTCGCCGGATGCTTTCCGCGTCTTCGCAGCCCCATCTATCGCGGCTCACCTCCCACTGCTCCAGCGAGCATCCATATAGCTCCTGTACCCACTGTGTCACCTGCGCTCGCGTCGCGCCCTGCCATGGGCAATGGTACGGGCACAGCTCCCAGGTCGTCTCAGCCATCGTCGTCTCCCTCGCGTTAGGTTCCCGGCGGCGGGGGCAGCTCGCTTTCTGGCTTGAACCTGATGTCAAGCGTTCCATGCACCACCAACCGTCTCAGCTCAGCCCGCAGGCGCAGGACCTCGGCAATCAGGCGCGGCACGTACTGTATGTACGTGTTCAGCGTCATCTTGTGTCCAACGGCGAGGGCGTCAGCCAGCTCTCGCAGCTCGGCATCCGTCGTCAGCATCAGCTGTTGTGGGTCGCTCATTTCTCTATCCTTTCTTCGTGCTTGCCTCGATCCTCAGTCGCCGGTACGGAATGGTCCACCACAGATCCATGTCCTTGATCTCAGCCCGGTGGACCCAGAAGAACTGGATGGCTACGATCACCGCCCACGCAGCGGCGTAGTCCATCTTGCCCAGCTTGCGAGCCAGCCCTTCCACCCGATCGCTTGCGTTCTCGTTGAACCAGCGCCCGCACGTCGGGTCCATAGAGTTGCGTGCTTCCAGGGATTCAGCCAGCGCCTTGCCTGGGCTCTCGATGTCAGGGGTAATCTCGATGCCACGAAGGGCATCGGCAAGGCACCACCATTCCGGGCCATCCAGCGCCCCCGCCAGCTCTACCGTCTGCCGGGCGATGAGCTGCGCCCAGCAGCGGATTGCCTGGTTGAACCGGGTACTTGAGAATCCGCACAAGATGGTGGACGCAGGTTCACCTGGGTACACTGAGGTCTGCTTGTCACGCTGCCCCATCGCATCCTCCTCGTAGTTGAGTTGTCTTTCCATTGTCAGCATAGCCTCCAGTTGTTTGGCCGGCAACCTCCTACTCGAAACGACTCCTGGCCTCAACGACTTCAAGGGCGATCTTGTTGAGGGCGATTCGTGTGTTAACTCCCCACTCGGTGTCAGCTGCCTCGTGGGATACTTTTGAGGCAGCGAACCGGATCAGAGCCTGGATTCCATTCTCGTCAACGATCTGGTTCAGTTCAGCGATTTCCGCGTCACTCAGACGGGATTTGGCATTGGCGTACATAGCTTGTCTCTCCAGTTGTTGGGTCGTCCACTTCATGGGAACCGCCTCTCCTCCAGCATGTCCTGTACCAAGCCGCGTTCGAGGTCTTCTGTGCAGATTTCCGCACAGGCGTTGATGCAGGCGACGATGCGTGGCACATGCTTCCAGAACTCGCCAGCTTGCATGCTGTCCAAAATTGTGTTGCCAGCCCGATCGACGATCGTGTGCGACTCGAAGCCAAGCTCGATGTGCCAGGGCTCAGATGCGTTATTCACTTCTCTCTCCTCTCTGCCTTGGCGATGGCAGCTTTGAGTTTGGACTCGGTGGTGACAGTTGGCTGGCCATCCAGCGTATGGTGGTAATCGTTCAGGGCGAGCTTGCACGCCTCCAGAAGATCGTCGTAAGAATTGCAAGCGGTGACGATGAAGATGCTGTTATCGGTATCCTCCGCTTCATTGGTGCGCAAGCGGATTCCGTTGTAAGTGAGCAGGCAAACGGGGAAGCCGTCAAGGCAGTCGCCAATCTGCCGATCGTTCCTTCCGCTCCTCTCTCGTTCTTGGATCTCCCAGGGTACAGGTGTGTGCTTGTTCATTTCTTCCCCCTTTTCTCTAGAAACTCATGGTGTAGTGCCGCCAGGGGCAGGTCGGACACAGGGATTGGCTCGGACCAGAACTTCTTCCACAAGTCAAGGACGCGCTGCTTAAGAACACGATCTTGTCCGTCTGCTCTTATTGTCATCGCATAGTTATCTGCACCTGCAAGATTCGCCAGCCCAACGATCAACCACTTCCACTTTTCGGAAGGATCTTTTTCATGAGATGTAACCCAGATGGTTTTAGGGCTAGAGGTACGGTACGTACTCCACTCTCCAGTGATAACAACTGATCCAAGCCCAAGGACGTGCGCTGCCAGGTTTGCAAATAGTCGCGCCGTCTCATGGTCATATGCCCTTCTGAACGGCAGCCTCATCGCTTTCGAGATGCCAGGGTCAGGGCCGATGGACCACTTCTTTACGACGGGCTTCTTGATCGCTGGGTACTGCTCATCCAATGCATTGCGAACCTGCCTCAGCATCCCCGCGAAGGCACGCCTGGCGTATCGCCGTGCGATGCGGCGCCCGCCCGACTGCTCAAGCCTGGACACCAGCCGTCCGAGCTGCTCAATCTTCTCGATCAGGCTCATCGTACATCTCCTCCAGCGCAGCCTGGTGTTCAGCAGCCAGGCAAATGTCAGCCAGTGGGAAAGGTCCCTCCATCAGCGTGGCAAGCAGTGCATTGAGCTTGTCTCTGTACGTAGCATGCGGTCCCCACTCACTAGGCGAGAGATCGTCACACAACAAACCGATCCAGGTGTGCCAATCATGGGCGACTCTACCTGGGTTGAAGTTTGTCTTGGAACAAAGAGCTATCTGTACATCGTCCATAATCACAACATCTGGCAATGGTCGCCCATCAAGGAAGAAGAAGATCCGTGCCAGGGCAGACGCCATCCGGGGGTTGAACGGATCGGTCAGGGGATTCATCGGTCGCTTTCTGCTCTTCACTTCTTCCTCCTGATGGGCGGAACGATCTCCTTGCCGATGCGCCACAGCAGCATGTATCGCAGGTACTCAGTCTCCGTGAGACGGATGGCGTTTGTCATGCCATCGCTAAGTATTGTGTGCTCTGCCCCATCTGGGTACACTACGTCAGGCACAAGGCTTATCATCCTTCGGACATAGCTTACGACAACAGGAACCCAACGCCCCGACCTTGTGCCATAGTAGAACTTCTGTATCAGCAGCTTGTCGCCAGCCTTGACCACGCGGATCACTTGCACTCCTTCTAAGTCAGCTTGCCGATCTTGTCGAGGAACAGTAGGCGGAGCAGCTCTTCCTCTGACTCGATCTTGCGCATTTCTTCGTTGCGGACAAACCATATATCGTCGCTGCGATCGAGCAAAGTTGCCTTGTATAGTAGGTCATAGGACGTATCGTTTCCTACAACGATGCCAACGCAGGGGAATCTGACAGAGCAAACCCCCACAATACCATTCGTCAGGAAGTGGTCCCCCTCCTTGAACTCGCTCACGGCTCTATCTCCACGTCGATGCGCCTGCCGAACGGAGGCTCAGCCTTGTTATCCCCGGTCACACACCAGATTACAGGGATGTCCGGTGCCTGATCTGGAAAGTCACAGTACAGGTCGGTTAGACAGATGGCAACGGATGGCTCCTCTTCGCACTCTTCCTCGATCCACTTGAAGAATGGGACTGTGCTTGTCCCGCCTCCGCCCTTCGGCTCCAGCACAAGCGGGCCATCGCTCGGCTTCCATCGTTGGACGTGTTGGATTGCAGCGTCACAGTAGACGATCACTAGCTCGCAGTCATAGGCGGCTAGGATGCCGGTCAGCTCTCCGCCGAAGACCTTCATCTCAGGCAGTGAGATTGATCCACTGGTATCGAACCAGCAGACCACCTGACCTATCTCTTCACTCCTCATCCCCGGCAGGTAGATCCCCTGGTGGATGAGCCTTCTGTTAGGCGGAGTCCAACTATAATCGTTCTTAGAATGTGAAGTCACATAGTCCGCCAGCTCACGCTTCCAATCCTTCTGCGGAGCGAGTAGCTCATCCACTAGACGGTCGATGCCAGCAGGCAGCGTGCCCTTCTGCTTTGCCATCTGTCTAGCTTGAGCGACAGCAACCTTCCAGTCTTCTTCAGCCGCTCGCTGGTCCGCAGGGCTCATGTCCTTTGGCTCTCTGACACCACCACAGCCGCCTGGGTCGGTGTCTGTGTTGTCATCATCATCTCCGTCATTGTCCTGTGGTCCTGGAGGGCTGGCTGGGTTTCGCTTCTTCCCAGCAGCCCTGCCACCCTTCAGATCTTTGGGCAAGTTTGGGTAGTACCACTCGGCGGACATCCTGGGCGGAAGATCCTTGAACAGTCCCTCGCCAGGCATCAGCCTGCCCTTCGGCAGCTTCAGCCCGCAGTCCACTTCCACCATCGCGTTGATAGATAGGTCTGCTGCCAGGTTCCACTCAAACGGATCGCGCCACTCCCGTCTGGTGTGATGTTTAAAGGCTGGGTGCATGCACTCGTGAGACAGCACTGCCACTTGTTCGTCTGGTTCTAGAGAACACCACCACTCTGGGTTATACCACAGATGGGAACCATCTGTGCATGCAGTCCTTATAGACCAGTCAGGAATCCTCCTGCCTGGGCCAGCGATCTTAAGGGCGAGGTAGGCGAAGAATCTATGAATTGGGTCATTGCCAAGAACCAGTTTGGCAAGCTCCTTGCCAATGGCCTTGTCTGCTTTCTCCTCCAGCACAGACCGCTTAGCCATTTCTTCTAGGCGTGCCATGCCATCATTGAAATTGCTCATTCTTATTTCCTCCCAGCGGAAGCGAGAAGCGATCCACGCAGAACCGACAGCATTACTTCCTCGATCCGATCCTTGGCTTGTGGAAACAGATCCATCAGGATGTCCCACACATCGGGCTCGACTTGGAGCCGATGCTTGGCAATGAACTCGAACAGTTCCCATGCGCCATACTCGTCCTTACAGGCAAACTCTTGGTAGACGCGAGGCGATACGATATGGACCGCATCAGTGACTTCGATCGGGTCACGGTAGATTGCGAACTTGCGCTTAGGAAGACTGATCTTGGAGAATCCATGCTTCACGGCAACACTCCCTTTGCCAGAAAGTATTCCTCTCCGTCTGAACGCAGTGCGTCCTGCCTATCTTGCAGCGCCTTCCATAGCGTGGCGATGTTCCTGATCGTCAGCCGCTCCGTTGCCATAAGCGCCTCGATCCATGTGCTCCCCGTTCCAGGCAGATAGACCGACCGTCTCCACTTCACCTTCGACTCGCTAAAGTCCTCCTGTTTGGGCCAGGCTATGTCAGTGGCACCAAATCCCCATCCGTCCAGTAGTGATTCGCCGATGATTACTCTTTCACCGAGCACAAGCCCGCCAACCAGGTAGCCATCGTGGCCTGCTGGAAGCCAGATGACTCCTCCGGCAATGAGTTTATTGCCATCTGAGATACTCTCCAGCCCAATGCAGCGCACCTCAGCAACGCACTGGATGACACCCGGCAAGATCAGCTTTGCCTGCCTGTTGGTCATGACCAGTCCCCGTGGGTCGGGCGAGGGCAACTGCTTGTCAATCTCTGCGAGAACCTTGGACACCTCAAGCTGCATTGGAAGTCTCCCGAGCTGCCGACGCCAGGATGGTAGCCCGCATGATCGACTCTTCCGTTCGGTCCACGGAGGAACGCAGGCTCTCCAGCCCGATGCCGAGCAGCGCCTCGTACTCCTTGATCTTCTCCTCCAGTGCCAGAGCTTCTCCCTGACGGGCTATCAGCGCCTTCTTCTTCAGCTTGCCGCTCTTGATCTCTCCCTCAATTTCATTCAACCGCTGCTCGATCTCCCCGGTCAGGCCAGCGATGATTGCCTTGATCGAATCGGGGTCGATGACCAGCTTTGCCAAGTGAACCTGGCTGGGGTTCTTGAAGCTCGCCGACTCCACAACTGCGGCGATCTTCCGCCACGTTTCCAGGGTGGCTGGCGGGATGAAGTACGCGCCCCTGCCGACAGGGAAGTGCGTGCCGCCCAGGTGCTTGATGAGGTGGACCAGGCAAGCAGTCACCTCAGCCGTGCGGACCAGGCCCCTGTGCTCGTTGAAACTGTCAACGATGGCTTGGATGTTCGCTGGCGCCCCAGGGTAGAACGTCATGGCGTTGTTCGCGTCAATGGTCACGCTGAACAGCCGGTCCACCCGATTCTCCGTGTCGGTGATCGGCACCACCTGCCGCACCTCGTAGCCATCATTGTTCTTCAGCGCTGGGATCAAGAACACCGCCCCACGGTGCGTATCCTCCAGCGCGTCCTTCAATCCCTGCGTTGCCGTCCGCTTGCAGGGAGCGAACTTGCTAAAGCCCTCCTGCTTGAACCCGTCCACGAGAAGCTGCCTTCGGCTCCACATCGGGATCTTCCATCCGGTCAGAAGTCCGTAACCGTACTCACGCTCAATCATCGTTGTCTCCTTTGGTGTACTCGACACCTAAACGTGTTTGAAGAAAGTGTGCTGCCGCTCCTCCGTGCCTGGCTAAGTGCCTGGCGAAAGGGCTCATCGCCTCATCACCTATCGTGTGGTAACGCATCGGGTGCCAGCCACGCCCGTCATCGCACCAACATCTGACAGTGTGTCCTGCTGCCCTGGCTATACAAATCCCCATCTCCGTTGGGTGTGCATACGCCAGGTGCATCACAAGGTCTTGCAGCCATGAAAAGGATTGGTCACAGTACATGCACTCGTGCATCATTCATCACTCCATTCTTCCCTCCATCTCCGTGGCAGAAAGCCGCCGTTCTGAATCCACTCGTCCAGGGCGAGGACTAGCTCGGCGAGGCGGCAGAAATCGCCTGGGCAGATATGGTAAGGATCATTGACAATAAGTTTGGCCAGGCTCAGTTGCTCGCACATATTGGCGTCAGGGTCCATCAGTTCTTCCCTCCTATGTATCCACCCGCAGGGTAGAGAATGTCGCGGTGCTTTTTCATCCAAGCTGCCGCCTCATTGATGCAGGTGATCTCTGAATTGACGAACGCCGCATCTCTGACCAGAAGACAGCTGTACTCGTCGGGCAGTCGGTCGGCGTACTGCATGATGCCCCTTAACTGCTTCTCGCTTGCATCCTTCGCTCGATCTGCTAGTGCCGTGCAGAGGGCGATGGCAATGCTCGGCTCCTTTGGGATCATTGCCTTCTCGGGGTTTGCTATCACCCCGTCAGGGTCCGGCAGATCACGATAGTTACGGGCGAAGCCGATGTATTCATGTGCAACAGTGCCGACGATCCCTTCCGTAACCTGTGTCTCCAGATCAAACGAGACAAGAGGATGCACATTGGACACCATTTCCCACGACCTGGGCGTCCCGAAGGCGCGCTCGTTGAGTTTTGGGTCGAACGTCATCAGAGACGTTGGCTTGAAGTTCAGATACCCCCTTACCTCGGGTATGATTCCATTTTCCATTGCCCACATATTCCAGTCCTTGTGGTCCACTTCAACGTCCAGGTGAACGAACCTGTTCAGGAGCGGAGTTATCATGCGGTGGCATCCTGCTCGGTCTTCCTGGCGATTGCTGCATGCGACGACCCAGGCGCCGTCTGGGAGGATGTAATCCCCACATCGTCGATCCAAGGTGATCTGCATGGCCGCTGCGTGCATGAGCTGTGGGCATTGCGCCAGCTCCTCAAGGCAAATGATTCCGCGCCATTCTCTGTCTTGTGGGAACAGGGAGTTGACCCAGTAGATCATTCGCTTCTGGACATCGGCGATGGGGAACTTCAGATCGCTTGGGTCGTGATAAATCAGGCGCACGTCCAGGAATTTCCCCTCCAGCAATGACGCAAGCTGCCGGCACATCTGCGACTTGCCAACGCCCGGTGGGCCAGAAAGCAAGACTGGTGGCTTCGCCTTGGAAATAGCTTGCATGGTACGGATGATGTCGCTAGGCTTCATGACACTCCTCTCGAAAGGGTGGAGGGCCAGCCCCGGACCATTTGCAGTGGGGAAGGGGCTGGCTGTTCTTGTTTACCAGTCGCGCTCTCGAAGGATCACGGCTCGCGTGAACCCCTCGATTCTTTGCGTCCCGTCGCAGTTGTTGGCGAGGTGCCTGATGTTTCCGTCCGAAACCTCGTCAACCTCACTGTTGCAGTCATGCTCCACGAAATAGACCGGCAGGTCAGGTGGCATGTAGTTCAGTTTCTCTACCAGCTCTCTGACAGTCATAGGATTTCTCTCTGGTAAGTGGCGAGCGTTGCTTTGATTTGCTCCAGTGCGTCACGTATTCTATTGCACTCGCTTTCTATCGCCTCCAGTTTGGAGCGGAGGCACTCGCACACAAAATGGGCTTCGCAGTAGTACGTTCTCTTGTTCGTCTCTAAGTCCCAAAGGCGTTCAAAGGTCCTTTGCCGACAGCCCTTGACGGCGCATGGTTGGTTAAATGGCATCTTTTCCATTGCCGTTCCATTGCTCGCGTTCATCTGTCCTCCTCTTCATCATCTAGATCGAACCCATAGTTTTCACAGTAGTCCGATAGCGTATTGACCAGGCGAGCGCGGCTCTTTCTCAGGGCGAGCTTGGTTATCATGGCAACTTGCTCGTTGGACCAGCATGCTTTCCGTGCCGCCACCCTAAACCGTAGAAGAAGGGAGGCGGAGTTGCTCTCTCCCATCACAACGCACTTGACCTTTGGCAGGCGGAGCAGCTCCTTTCGTTTCATCTTCTTGGTGCTCATTGGACCAGACATCGCTTCTCCTTCACACGATCTTTGCCTTCATCATCGCGCCAGCAAGCTGCCTCCAGGCGTCCTCAATCTCTTGGACAGCAACCTTGTGCGCCGACAAGGTTGTCAGGTGGAACAGCACGCTGTCAGCCCGCTTGAGCGCTGCCAGCAATTCGGGGAGCGCCAGGATGATAGCTTTCACACGCTCCCCTGCTTCCATCTGGTACTTGAACTCCAGGCTATCCGAGTAGTAGTTGGTATGGTGCTTCTGCAACCAAGGTACGAGCCCCTTGGCTTGAGCAAGCTCTTGGTCATGCCTGCACAGGATCACGATGACTGGCGCACTAACCTCGAATGGCAGCGTTGCCAGGTACTGCCACACGTCATCTTGGATGGTGGTTGCTGATGTGGTCATGAGCTCCTCCTTGGAGGAAAGTCTGGTCGAATCGGCTTGTCACCGAACCTGTTCAATATAATGCCAAGCTCGCTCGTTGCGTCTTGGAGGTCCTTCTTGGCTTGGCTAAGCGAAACGTCCAGCTCGCAATAGGCGTTCTCTTCCCAATCACAGTTGAAGTGATCTCGGATTGACTGCAACGCCTTGTCTGCCTGCTCGATGAGATTCCGGGCCTCACGGAGCGCTGACTTACTCTGAAACCTCTTCTTCATACATCCTCCTTCTTGTCAGGAGTCACGAGCAAGGCGGCGAGCCGCTGCATCTCGTCGTACCCTTGCTTAATGAGCTGGTCTTCCTTGCTACCGTGCAAGGACAATATGAGCTTGTCCTTGTGCTTCTTGAGGAATGCAAGGAAGCCCTTGCAAACCAGCTGCCTGTGCTGGCACTCGCCCGGAAATCCCTTTAGCAGGAAGCTGGCGACTGGAGCGCCTTGCTCGAACGGGAGTTCGATGAGCCCACGCCACAGTGTGTCGATCTGCTCGTCGGTCATATGCTCTCCTTTGGATCATCCATTGGCATGAGTAATGCGTCGAACGTCTGCTCATTGTTTGGTCCGCCTCGGGCTGACAAGCCGATGGGAATGCCTTGCCCAAAGTATTTCAGGGTCACACTGCCGTATTTGTGAATCTTCCCCTGGATCTGCTGGCACACCTCCAGCAAACTGATGAGCAGAGCCACGTTCAGGGTGACTTCGGCAAGTGGCGCGTTCTTCGGGCGAACCGTGTCAGTGCTTGGGAACCTAAGCCCATTATCTTGCACGACAGTGACCGTCTCGGTCCCACGCTGCATCACCACCCCGTTCGCGGTTCTTTCAACTGCAATGGGAAGACGGATAGCGCCATCTGGTCCCATTGCCATTGCCTCACTCCACTTGGACTGCGGAATGAGCACAGCCCACTCTTCTGCCTGGCGCTCCGCCACAGATGGAAACACGCCCTGCACAATAGCCAGACGCCTTCCGTCCGTTGCCTCGACCCGGTAGCCATTCCCGACCGCACACAGCTTGACGTAAGAGAGCGCATACCTTGCTGAGTCTTTGCTGGCGATCGTCGCCAATCCCTTCAGATTCCTATGCAGGTAAATCATCATTCCTCCTTATTTGGCTTCCAGCAGTCCATCAAGGCGCAGGCAAGCAAGCGACCGTCGAATCCTTCTTTATCTGCGGCTGTCATTGGACCAGCAGGGAACAGGCCGAAGCGAACGCCAGCCCGCTCGCTGTCTGTGAACTTCGCCCACATTTCCGTCGCCTTTGAGTGACACAATAGCTTCATGGTCTTCTCAGCATCGCTCATCTAGTTCTCCTTGTATTGATGCCACAGAAAGAAAGGCTGAGTTGCTGCCGAGGCACAAAGGCCACGATCTATAACGCCATCATCTATGGAGCACCCAGCCTTATGCTGCCTTTGTGTTGTCGGGCATCTCGACCAGGACCGGGCGCACCAAGCCCCGGAGGTACGCTCCTGGGAACGTAATCAGGAAGAACTCGGCTGCCACCTTGCTCTCTAGGATGGAGTTGTAGTAGCCCACCAGTTCCTCACTCCAGTCATCACGCCTGGTCAGAACAAGCTGGTACTTAGGCTCGTACACGCTTCCCTCGCTTTCTTACATTGGGCGCAGCCTTCTTCTTTGGTGGGCGAAGTTCCCAGAGCATGTGCCGAAGGCGCTTGTTGAGCAACCCCTCGGAAGCAGGGCTTGTGTCTCCGAAGAGAATCCAACACGCCTCCTTGAGCTTCTCTACGTCAGGTCGATCGTTTGCGACCAGGCCACCAAGGTTTACGATTCCGAACCGAAGGCACGAGCCTACGTCATACCTGACACCTGTAAGGCTGAGACCGTAATCCATGCGTTCCCAGAACGCTTCGGCGGCTTTCAGCCTCTCCAGCGGACACTTGCCGAAGAGCTTCTTGGCTGCAATGAAAGCCGCCTTCGTGTGTTCGTTGGCAAACCCTTTGTCTTTCACGACCTGCTCTGCCCATTCCAGGACAAAGCGCCTGAGCACGTCGGTGGCATCTGCCAGCCAAACGCAGGTCCGATGCGAGGCTGCTGCCTTGTCGGTTCGCAGGTCGATAGTCCCTGAGAGGATCACCCGTTGGATCAGCGTGCCCTTAATGTACCTCAATGCGTCGATGGGGCGTTTGCTGGCGTGCAGCCCATTGACACATGCCATGATCTTGCCAATCACCCTCATTGTCCTGCCAGGGCGGACCTTGTGGCGAGGCACTTCGTTATAGCTCACAGTCATCCCATCGGCGGGCAGCCAGTGCCAGCCGATGTACGTTGTTGCCTTCTTCTTTACCTCACTCATGATTGGTTCTCCTTTCGTGGTTGGTGTCCTAGCGCTGCCATCAGGAAGTGCCCATGCACTCGACCGCTTCTATCAGCAGAGCTGGCAAGGTGTTCAGCCATTTTGATGATGTCAGTGGTTGCAAAGCCACAAGGGCATACGGCTCCCCCTTGCAATTCTCGACAATGGCGGAACATGAGATGGCGTGCAAGTTCTCTGAATCCATGAAACGCATGGCCACAGATCGGGCAGGTCGCCGTGCCCCTGTCGAGGTTGCTCATCTTCTAGCACTCGCTTCAAAGGCTACGAAGACCGGGCTCCCATCTTCGCGCCGCCACTGGCAATTACGGTAGGAGATCCTCTGGCCTTGGCTCAATGAGCCACCGTTGAGCTTTCTCCACTCGCTCGGGCAAACAATGGTCCCAGCAGGGAACTCTCGCGCCTCCATCGTCTGGTAGTTCACGACGAACGTGACTGGGATAGCCAGCACGCTCAGGCTTTTCATCTGCCGCCTCTTTCCACAGACCGGGCATTTCATGGCTTACCCCACCTTCTTCGCATGGACATAGGGCCAGATCAGGACGCGGATGATCTTCTGTGGCATGGTCGCCATGATCCGGTGTGCCTCTATCCTCGCATCCCTGCGCGTCTTATAGAGGCGACAGTCGTTCGTCTCAGAGAAGTCAGCGAACGTCACGATGAGGTAGAACATGGAATGCCCCCTTGGATCAGTGAAACACTCTTTCGGGAACTCCACTGACCCATAGCATGGATGTTCAGTTGTTAAGTTCCCTATCTTGTGAACTGGAAGCCTGTCATCAACCAGAACAAACACGGTATTGCAGTATTGACACATTCCTTCCTTCATGGAACTCCACCTTTCATGTGTGGATAGACTCCAGCATCGCCAGCAAGTCCCTGGCAATGACCTGGGCGTCCTCGCCCTTCTTGATCCGTTCAGCGACACCCTCGGCGAAGATGGCTCCAATGGGTGGCTCGTTGGCGGCAATTCTCAGTAGAGTTCCAGCAAGCAAGCAGTCGGGTGAGCCAACAAGCCCTTGCTGTCCTGGGAACCACCACATCTCATCGCGGTACTTTGCATCAGCACAGGAGCGCAGCTCGGCTGCGCTCCTGTCGTCGATGATTCGTCGGAACATGGCGCTACCCCCTATCATGCGGTGAACTGGACGACAGCCCAGCGGAATCTGCCATTGGCAGTAGAGCGGATCTTGACCTTGTTGACACCGTTCTTGGTCTTCCGGCGATCATGAAGTGGAAGAGAGTGATAGATGGTCTTTGGCATCCTCACGATCTCGGTTGGCTGAACGCTCATGGTGAACCTCCAGGGTAAGAGTGTGTAGAGTTGGGGATCAGGGAATCGAACCCTGTTGTCTCGTGCTCCCAAGGCACGCGGCTCAGCCATCTGCCACATCCCCAAGTGCATCCTCCACCGGAACCCCACCCTCCACCAAAGGGTGGCCCCTCCACCGATTGCCGCACAGTCCACCTAGTCGTAGTAGTTGCCGCAGAGGTGGGCCTTGCTTACCACGGCACACGTCTTGCCGTCCACCGTGTCGAGGATGGGGACGTTGGGGAAACGTCCCTCCACGATCACAACGGGGACGTAATGCTTCCGGCAAGCATGGGGCTGGCAGAACTTTCGGACCTCCTCCAGCACATCTGTGGGGATACGGGACACGTCGGCTCTGCTGTACATGGCAATCTCCTGAAAGGCATCCTCCACCGATCACTTTCACAGCTCGTCCAAGAACCTCTCGATGTTGCGGACTCGACCTAGAGCCATATTGATGTTGGGGTCCGGCCTGTTGTCTAGGCAGAACCTGATCTCGCGTGCTTCGTGACCAAGGTGCTCACGGACCTTGGTAGCCTGACAGGCAATCTGCTGGCGCACGATCTCTTGCCAGTGCTCTGTAACCTGAATATGTTCTTCCACTGTCATGGCAAGCTCCTTAAAAGCACCACACACCAATCCACACTGGCCCGCCTCGCTGTCGAGGGAGCGCTACGCGGGCAGCTTCTCGCCGGGCTTCATGGGCAGATCCCACTTCAGCCCATAGTCGGCAGCCATCTTGTGGAAGGCGAGTTTCTCCTCGTATGACAACTCCCGCAGCTCGGCGGCGAAGACGGCTACCGAGGTGCCCGGACGGAAGCCGAAGAACTCCTTCATGCCAGCGGTGAATGACTTGCTCATCTGATGATCTCCTGTTTGGACCTGTTGGGTACGCAATACAAGCATCCTCCACCGAGGATGGTGTTGACTACGCGGGCAGCTTGGGCAGCTCTTTGCTGCCGACGATGGTGAGGTTGAGACCGACCTGGACGGAGCAGGGCACCCCGTCCACCTCGACCACGGTCTTTCCGTTGATGTTCCAGCCCAGGGAGCCGGTGGAGAAGTCCCTGGGCAGAGCCGGCATGACAGTGCCTGCGATCTGTACCGTGAGCGGCTTGGCCTTGCTCAAGAACTGGTGTCGGGACACCGGGCAAATCGTCTTCTTGAAACCGTTCGCCATGACAAACCCCTTCGATAGAAGAAACGTGAATCGGTCAATCTGCACACTTCAATTCTACGTCACGTTTCATGTTTCGTCAACTCACTTGCAATGAATTGTATCGGTGAGGCGCTTCCATCGACACGTTTCTTTCTTTCTGTCGTGTCGCAGAGTGCGGCTGCCTGTATCGCGTGAGGATGCCCCAGGATGCGTCCGGAGCGCTGCCGTCGACACAAGAGTCGTGTGGCAGCGCATAGCGCCACATGCGGCATCGTAGGAGGATCCGCGCTCCCATCGAAGGGTTTTGGATTTTGAAAGGGGGGTAAGGGGGGTTTGTATTTGTATTAGGGCTGGGCTGGGCTGGGAGGTGAACACGGCGGACGCACTTGTGTTCGCTTGTGCGTTTGTGTGCAACACATAACTAAAGAGTTAGGTGGAAGTGAACGCGAGCGCGCTACCATCGTTGGGCTGGGCGCGCTACTATCGCCAGCCGGTCGCGGGTGATTGGCGATAGAAACGAAAATACCCCGCGTGGGAGGATGAGTCCTCCCACGCGGGGTATAGGTGTTACTGGACGTTGTACCGTTCGGGGTGTCAGCAGCCCACTACTAGGCGACGGTTGCCAGCTCGGAGCCGTTCCCGACCTTCCATCCGTTGCCGTGGCCAATCGCTGCCCTGTCATGCTCCAGCTGCGCGGCCCGCAGGGCGTCCTCGCGCTCCTTTGCGACTGCCGCAGACGTTCCTGCGGCATACTCCTTGTCCTGGCGCTCCTGCGCGTGCGACTTGATGAATGCCATGACGGCCTTGCGAAGCTCGCTCGGGATATCGCGCTCTTCCTTGACCAGCCGGACGATCTCCAGGATAACATCCGTCCAAATGGGATGCCGCTTGATCCCCTCCAGCATCATGCTTGCGTAGTCACGGGCGCTCGACTTCTTGCCCGTCTCCTCGCAGTAGGTCAACCAGTTCGTCGGCTTGCCTGCTGGCGGATTGCCAGGGGGCACTGTGTCGTCATCCTCATCATCGTCGGGGCCAGTCTTTACCGTGACCGGCGGGGTAGTGGAGTCCGGCGTCGTCGCGGGCGGATTCTTGCGCTCCGCCGCTTCCGCTTCCTTGCGCTTGGCATACGCTTCCGGCGCGGTCAAGCGCTCGCATTCGTCCCTGAGGGTATCTAGCGTCACGCGCTCACGGTCGGTCCGGCATGCGCGGCTGAATAGATCCCGCGCATCGGCGTCCACTGCCGAACCCTTGAGCCGTGCGGTTCCTTCCGTGTCGATCTCTACCAGCCGTTCCGACAGAACGCGGAGGCGCGAAAAGTCGATGTCCTTCCAGCCCTTGCCGCTTGCCTTGCCGTTCCCCTTGCTCTTGTAGTCGCTCAGCAAGCCGACCGCCAACGTCAACCGCATGAAGAGATTGACATCGGTGTGGCTCTTCTTGCTCGCCAGCGGCGCGATGCGGTCCTTGCAGATCGACACCGCGAACGCCCGGTCCTTCTCCGACCGGAGCAAGCCCACGTCCTTCCTCCAAGCGAGAAAGTCGAGCGCGTCCTGCCCAGTCAAGATCCGGGACACCGCGAGAGCGGTGTTGCCCGCATGGTAGTCCTTCGCCAAGCGAGCCAGGATCTTCTCGCCTTCCTTCTGCTGGCTCTCAGTCATCTCCGCGATAGCCGTTGCTCCGGTCGGGATCTCTCCCTGATCGATGACGGACTGCTCGCTTGACAGCGTATCCTCATCCTGAGGAGCGTTGATCAGCGCGGCTTCGTCCTCGCTGATCGGCTCATTCCGCTCAACCCTTGCGACCGCGAGCTGCACGCACAGCGCGTCAATCTGCGCTCCAAGCGCTTCCGCCTCCTGCGACTTCAGATCGGCAATCGCCCCGAGCTGCACGGTCAGCGCGTCAATCTGTTCCTGTACGGGGTTGACAACTTCGCCATTCTCGATAGCTTCAGACATGGGTAAACCTCTACATAGGTTTGCCTTCCGGGCAGGGGAGCGTTAACTCTCCTGCCCGACTTGCTGCGCTGCCCGGCACATGCCAGACAGACCGCATACCCATGCCATTAGCCACTTAAGGCATTTGGCATGCACACCGAATTGTCAATCCGTTCCCACTGCCAGGGACCGGGATACTCGGGTTGACCGCTCTGGGAGCGTAACAGCCGAGTAGTGCATTGCATGCCGCGTTTGGACGGCTCACACCATTGGTGTAACGGGTTTACGGGTATCCATACCCGCCATCACCTAGCACCGAACGCTTGCACGGCTCCTGCAGGCGTACACCACGCCGCCAGCCGAGTTGATGATGCGAAACCTGGCACGCGGGCAGAGCAGCGTGACCGGGTGCGCCAGATCGACGACCGACCGTGCCTCCTTGTCCTCGCCGGGCAGCACAACCGCCCACTGCTCCCAGGTGTCGCCGTAGTCATACGTTACCTGCACGATGTCGTTCATGCTGATTCTCCTGAACAAAAGTGAACCGCGCCGGACCTTCCGGCAAGACAATCATGGACCACGCGCAGCTGCAAGTCAAGGCAAAATCGTTGCGACCGGCAGCCTGGCGGTAGCCGCGTACAGCCGTTCGAGCAGCATACACTCTCGGATGACCATGATTTCTCTCCATTACTTGACAGGGAATAGCCGGTTGAAACGTTTGGCGTCAACGTAGTTGTCCTTGCCAACGCAAGCCGCGAGCTGCGGATGCTTGCGGGCAAGCTCGCAACCCTTGCCCCGGCATACGATGACAGTCACGATTGCGTAGGCTTGCTGGCGGGTCACTCTGGCTCCTGAACAATTTTTCAGCAGGGGCATTCTGGGAACCAGGCAATGGTAGTTCACGCTCAGCTGGTTGTCAACCGAAAATCGTTGCGACAGGCAAAATAGCCGAAACCTCATTATTGATCGGCACTTACGCCGAATCTCCTCCCGCGCTTGTCCGGTTCCAATACGTATTGGAAGGAGACAACTGCCTGGCAAAATACTGTACAACAGTTCATGCGCCCAGCCCCTCGCCAGCAAGAGACAGTACCCCGGCAGGAACAAGAGGATGTATGACTGCCAGTATGGTAGCATGCGTGGACCGGAATGACCGGAGAGACCGGAAGGATGAGGTGACTGGGCGGACCGAGGGGACCGAGGGGACCGAAGGTAAGCTGAAACATGCTAATCCTCATCTACTTACTGAACATTCACCCTTCCCCTGTCACTGCTGTGTAGTGTGCTGTGTAGCGGAGCCGTGTGCCTGGTTGGAGGATCACGCGGGCGCGGCAGATGATTGTCGAGACGCGCGGTGCGAACGGGGAGCGCGGGCAGCGGCGCACGCAGCGTATCGCAGACCCGGGCCCGACCCCCCAGAGGACAGACGGTATAGGTAAGCTTCCCCTGCCATGGTTTTTCACCTTTTGGCAACTGGTGGGGCATTGGGCAGGAGGCAGGCAATGTCCATGGATTGGTCTATGTGCTGAACGGAGAGTGGGTAGGGTTGAGAGGACATGGAGATCAGGAAGGATAGACAGGATAGTGAGTCAGCGCGCAACGACAGCTGGGGCAGTGTTCGAACAGTTACGGAGTCACTGTTCGAACAACTCCGGCTCGCGGGATCGATGCCATCAGTTGCGCGAGCTTTCGGATACCTCTTCCCTCGCCTGGGCAAGCGTCTCCAGTCCCAGGGTCGTTGGGCAAGTTTGGTTGCTGCACCTTTATCGCCTCGGCGGTCGGTAGTGCAGCCGTTGAACCGTGTGCCCAGTCGAGGGGCTATGGATCGAAAGTGGGCTGTTCGGGAATCGAACCCTCAATGCATGCCATCCCAGGTCGCCGGCCTTGTACACGGGGTTGAACCGCTGTGGGATGGGTCACTCCTCGGCGGGCCATTGCTGGGCACCGCCGCAGCCCAGCTTGAACTGTCAAGGATTACTTGACAGTTGCGATCACTCTAGTCTGAACAGAAGATCGACCAACCACCATGCGATCACGGTTATAAGTGCAGCGGTCGAGACAGCGCCAACACCCATCAAGGCCAGGTCCATGACGGACGACTTGGGATGGAACTGGTGATCGCCGCACCAGTCATCGGGCTCGGTCACTGGCCAGACCGCACAGTCCCTGTCCTCTGGGTCGATGTCATCGTCTACCTGCTTCATGACGAGCCGAGGCGATTTGGCTCTGCAGAGCCCGCCGGATGATCCGAATTCCTCGTTCCAAAACCTGCAATTCTCACACTTCGGTTCCACGTTCTCCCCTCCATTTCAGCAGTCGTCGCGCGACCTGCCGTTGTACTTCCTGTCGGAGCGCCCAGGCTTGTTGCTGGCTTTTCCAATCCAATCGACAAACCTTGGCTTGCGTTTGCCGGGAGCACAGTCAGCGCAAAGACCAGTGCTCGGGTCGATCACCCGAAGGCAAGTACAGCGTAAACAGCGGTCTTTTCTCTCATCCATCGCATCCTCTGGCTCATTCTACGCGCCATTCGTCACAAGTCAACCTCTAGACCGTCACGTGTGACAAAAAAGAAATAGTAGGTAATTTGTGTTTTCTGCACTTGACTTCCGACACAAGTATCCGTAGAGTGTGAATTAGGCGAGACTAAATGCTGCACTTAGGCAGCGCTAACACAGGGTATTCCATGGCTGTCGAAGACAATCTGCTTTCAGGCGGCAATTCGATCAATGACGACGGTGGCCCGCCGGCGACGGTTGCGTCCCAGGTGTCCACCCCGAGCGCTCAAGCGCAACCCCCTCTGCCGGCCAGCTCCCCTCCGGCTGCCACCACAGGCCAGTTGGGGGGTGAGCAGGCCGGTTCTCAGGGTGAATGGACCGGGATCAGAGATGCGCTTCGCAGCCAGGGCATCAACCTGCCAGATGGGTTGGACGACCAGGCGATCGTTCGGCAGCTCGGTCAGTCGTACCAGCAGGCTCAGCAGTATCAGAACCAGGTCCGCCAGCTGGAGCAGTACGCTCAGTACGGTCAGGCCATCATGCCTCACTGGGACAAGTTCCAGGGCTGGCTTCAGGAACAGAACTCGGCGGCTCAGGCAAAGCAACAGAAGGACGCGCAGGCGCCTTGGTACTCCAAGTGGCACAACCCGCCTGAATACAACCAGGCGTGGGACCGGCTGATTGAGCGTGACCCGGTGACTGGTCAGCTTCGCGTGGTTCCGGGCGCCGACCCGACGATCCTTCCGAAGTACACCCAGTACCAGGCATACCAGAGACAGACGGCTGAGAAGCTGTTGGCGAACCCGTACCAGTTCTTCGAAGAGCCGATCCGGCACATCGCCCAGGAAGTTGCCGAGAAGATCGCCAAGCAGAACCTGACGAGCTATCAGGACAACCTCTTCTCTGACAATTTCGTTCAGCAAAACGCGAGCTGGTTGGTGCAGAAGGACCAGAGCGGTCGCGCGGTTTCGCTGACGCCCGAGGGCCAGGCATTCCGTGGATTCGTTCTCGAAGCAGAGCAGATGGGTGTCAAGGACGTGCGAGCCCAGCAGCACTACGCGACCCGGATGTTGGAGAGAGAGCTTGCCCTGCAAAATCTCCAGAAGAACGGGAACGCACAGACCGGCGATGACAAGAAACAGGCTTATCTGAACCAAGCAGCCGGCGCAAACCATGTGCCCGGTCAGTCCGGTTCGATCCAGATCAAGAACGGCAGCGCTACGACCCAGAACCCGTCACTCACTTTGCCTGAGCGACTGCGCCAGGCATTTGAGAGTAGCGGGATCACCGACAAGAACCTTCAGCTTGCTTGAATGAAAGTGCAGAGGAGGGGTGAGCGATGCCCGTACCAGACTGGTCAAGAGTTGCAAACACCACGATTCACCAGTACATCCGCGACGAGGAAGTCAATATCCTCCGTGGCCGGAAGCTGCTGAGTCTGATGAAGAACAAGGGCCGAATCACGTTCGGTCACTCCGGCGACTTCATGGACTGGAAGGTCCGCTACAAGCGTGCCCCTATGCAGGGCTACGCTGACAGCGACACCCTGACCTTCAGCCGGCGCGATCGGTGGAAGACCGCCCAGCTCGACTGGCGCGGCTACGCGGCTACCGACCAGTTCACCAAGCTGGAGTCCCTCAAGAACCGGGGCACCGAAGCCATTATCAAGTTCTGGAGCCAGATCGCTCAGAACCTGATGGATGACATCGAAGACCAGTTCGGCGACGAGCTGTACATCGACGGCAACGCCTCCGGCAACTCCAAGCGGCTGCACGGTATCGAGTCGTTCATGGGCAACTCGGGCGCCTCTGGTACGACTGGCGCTGTGGTTGCGGTTCCGTCCGACACCTATGCCGGTCTGACGACTGGTCTGGGCGACTACGGCGGAAGCTGGACACAGGGCACTGGTGGTACTGCCTGGCCCAGCGCGACTGGCGATGCCCAGTACGACTTCTGGAGCCCGCTCCTGGTGGACTACGGCGATGCCGACTGGGCAGCGAGCGGCGTCACCTGGGCAGACACCTGCAAGGAAGCACTTCGCTTCGGCATCATCAAGCAGAAGAACAGGGCCAAGAGTGCCAAGGGCGGTCTGGACCTGATCCTGGCGAACGATGAGCTGTACCGTCTGTTCGAGGATGCTCTGGACAGCCGTGAGCGGACGATCATTCGGCGCGGCGAGAGCCCCGGTGGCATGTACGCCCTAGGCTTCTCCGATATTGTCAACTGGGACGGCGTGGACATCACCTACGAATACGGTGTCCCGGCTGGCGTGGCATATGGCCTGCCGATGTCTGCCCTTGAAATGCGCAGCCTCCAGAAGCAGCTCTTCATCCCGACCGGGCCGGATGAGGACATTGCGAGCCAGAGCTTCCGGTTCTCGATCGATTTCTTCGGAAATATGCGTTTCAACCCCAGGGGCTTTGTCAAATGGCTTGACCTGTGATCGACGGGGTAAGCGAAAAGAGAGGGTACTGATATGTCACGCGACGAAAACACCCCCTTCCAGCGGGGCGAGACGTTCTACAACGGCGGGACCATCGACTCCAACAACCTTGGAGGCGCAAACCTCGAAGGTCAGGAGCGCGACTTCGAGGACCTGGACTACTCCGCCCTGACTGGCGTTCGTCCCGCCCGTACCAACCGGCTCGTTACTTGCCGGTGCGTGCGGAACGTGGGGGCTGTCGCACTGAAGCCAAAGGAGTTGGTCCGGTTCCAGAACACTGCTGGCGTTCGACCTGGCAGGGTTGACGGTAAGACCACAGTGACCGCAGCCGACTTCGCCGGCGTCGTGGACGAATGGCTTCCAGCGGCTGGTGTGCCGGTCAACGATCTGTTCTGGCTGGCAGTGGCTGGCCCGACTGAGATCCTGACGCCTCTGGAGGGTGATGTCAACAACGTGTTCGCCGTTGGCGATGTGGTGATTGCTCACACGGGCGCCACTTCTGGCGCAACCACGTCTGGGCGCGTCATCGTTCAGGGACTGGGTGCCGCAACCACGGTTGCCGAAGACGTGGCTGCCAACAAGATCCAGAACCGCGTTGGTCAGGCTGTCTCGGCCAGGACCACCGCCAACACGAACGTGGGCTTGCTTGTGGACGTGTTCCGCCGCTGGTGAAAATACCTTGCAGGACCGCCGCCGTTCGCCCGCTCCGCCTGCCTTTGCAGGGCCAAGGCGGGGCGGGTTTTAGCCGGCTTAGCTTAACGGCAAAGCCGCCCGCTTGTATCGGGAAGATTGGGGGTTCAAGTCCCTCAGCCGGCTCTTGTATTCTCATAACCTGTTGTGCGCGCGGTTGGTACTGACAAGCGGTCCAGAGGGTTAGATTCCCTGAAGCCTGTTGGCCTGGAGCGCAACTGCTTGTTGGGTGCCTGGCAAACGCCCAATGCCATGCATGGCCAGGACTGATAATCCTGGCCAACTGTCGGGGTAGAGGAGTGGTTGTCTTCGCCTGCCTCATAAGCAGGAGATCGCTGGTTCGAATCCAGCCCCCGGCCCTATGGCACGAACCGGGATATGCGAGAAGTGTGGCAAGCATGGATGCGTGATATTTCACGATCCCCTCGAATACTGCCTGGATTGTTACCTTCTTGCGTGCGGCTTTGAGCCGATCGTTGAACCAGAGCTTCTACCGTCAGACCTAGATGACGACTATTACAACCCTGGTTCGCGGTCTGATCGCTTTCTCGGCGGAACCCCAAGCCATCGCGTGCGTCTGCATAACCTTCCTGGGCATGAACCAGAATGTTCTGACATTGCCTATCAGGGAGAGTAACCTCCTGTCGCCTTTACTCGACCCGGGGTGTAAATGACTCCTGCGAAGCTCAATGTCTTTTTCGCTTTCTTCAGTTACTCCGGCAACGGCGGCTTCTCTTCTTGCCACCCTTCTCTCAGAGGATGGTTCGCCGAAACGCTTCTCAAGTGTAAATCTGACGAGCGCGTTGGGGAGATTCTGGACAAGGATTTCTCTGATACGCCAATCACTATGACGCGCAATGCCGCTGTGCAGATGGCGAAGAAAGCAAGGGCTGATGTGCTGGTCATGATTGATTCAGACCAGTACCCAGACCGGGAGTTGGCTGAGGGCGATCCATTGGCCAAGCCGTTCTGGGACACGTCGTTTGACTTCCTCTACAAGAGGCGCGTCGAAGGCAAGGTCACGGTGATTGCAGCGCCGTACTGTGGCCCGCCTCCGCACAACAACGTCTACGTCTTTCGCTGGGCCAACTGGAACAACTACTCTCCAGACCAGAACATTCGCATTGAGCAGTACACGCGCGAAGAAGCTGCCCATAGAGCTGGAATTGAAGACGTAGCCGCGTTGCCCACTGGGCTCAGTATGTTCGATATGAGAGCCTTCGATCTCATCGACAATCCTTACTTCTACTACGAGTACAAGGGGGATGGCGAGCTGTGCAATCACTGTTGTCAACGCAAGCCTGGACCGCAGGCAGAGAAGAACAGTACGGAGGATGTGACTGTCACCAGAGACATCTCATTGCACGGTCAGGCCATGCTGGGGTACAGCCCGATCTTTGTGAACTGGGACGCCTGGGCTGGTCACTGGAAGCCTCTGTGCGTGGATAAGCCGAAGCCTCTGACCATTGACAACGTTGGCGCGAAGTACAAGCGTGCTTTCGAGAGCGGAATCCGTGGTAACTCCCGGCTGGTGATCCTTGACCCAGGGGCACAGAAGGCGCACGTCGTCTCGAGGCTAAGGACCGGCGACGAGATTGTGGAGAAGGAGCCAATAATCCACAGGCTCAACAAGGGTCTGGACGACGAAATGGTTCGGGAGAAAGATTGGCTTCCCAACGGCGCCAAGGTGATGCCATGAACGAAGCAGTTCTGGTCCAGGGGCTGATCGACGACGCCATTAACCGTCTTGAGAAGGCGGTCCAGATTGTCTACTGGACTGGGTTTAGCCAGGGCGCGGCGGCTGCTGCCATCGGACTGATCGTGCTGTTCATGCTTTTCGGGAGGCGGACGTGAGGCAATTTACGCTGACCATTCTGGTTGTGGCTGCTGCTGGGCTCGTATGGATGGCATTCTTCCATTCGCCTGCTCCGGCTCCTTCCCCAGCTCCTGCGCCTATCAAGCAGCCCGAGCCAAAGCCAACCCCAAAGCCAGATCCGAAGCCTAGGAACCCGCTCTGACCGAAGGAAAATGCAGGGGCTGCGGTCGCAGCCAAGGTGCTCGAAACGACGGATGGCGGCCTGATGATTCGTGAGGGCGATAGCTGGGTGCGTTACGTGCCAAAGGTTGAAGCAAAGGTAGGCGGGGCTGTCAGCCCTGATGGCGCGGAGCAGATCCAGTGTGATTTTCCTGGTCAGTACCACATGAGGAACACTGGAGGCATGGGACCGCGTGGACCTGGCAGTGGTGACGGGCTGTGCGTTTTCACCAGCATTGAGCACAGTGCCATTCACCAGAACGTCCCTGAGCTGATCGGCTTCCAGAAGTGGATGATGAGGAAACCAGGTGGCGGCTACCCCGAGAAGGTGGACGCCATGATCGACCAGTTCTGCAAGGAGCGCGGTCTGGCAAAGCCCAACTATATCCAGGTGCAAGGGCCTGACCTTGAGGTTATCCGCCTTGCATGCAAAACGGGTCGTATGCCTGCTGTGACCTACGGCGTCAGCCCGTCTGGTCGCTATGGCGGGCAGAGGATTCTCCACATGGTCAACGCCCCGCACGGCTCGCAGGCTTGGTTTGCTGTGCTGGACAACAACTATATCGAGCCACGCGAGGGGGCTTATGAGTGGCTCTCGCCGCAGGAGTTCAGCCGTGCTTACGGGAGCGGCTGGAGCGTGATCTTGCTTGCACCGCCACCGCCGCCAGTGCCAACGAACTGAGGTATATGATGCGACTCTTCCTTTTGTCCGTCTTTCTTGCCATTCCAGTGCAGGCAATTGCCCAGTGTGGACCTGGTGGGTGTTCCTCGGGCGGCTCGTTTGCCCAGCAAGCAGATTCTCAGTGGAAGCATGATTCCATCGCCTACGATCGTGTCCACTGGTACGAGAATGGTCAACCAGTGAAGACCTACTGGTACGACAGTGGCGAGACGACCGTATACACGCCGTTTGTCGTCGGGAAGGCTGCTGTCAAGGATTCTGCTGCCAAGTGCTGCTTTTGCTCACCCAATTGCACATGCAAGTGCGATTGCAAGTGCAGCACGATAGGGACAAAGTGCAACAGTTGCTGCCCCTGTGCGCCAAAATCCGAAGCGATCCCGCCAGACAGAAACTACGGGATCATGCTGGATAAGATGCGCGAAAACTGTGACGAAACCAGGTACAGCATCACGGACTGGCGTGGTCAACACCAAGTCACCAAGGGCCAAGCCCTGGACGCCGTGAAGAGCAAGCTCAGCGATGACAGTGGGAAGAATCCGGTCGTTATCGTCGGTGGGACTGTTGAGCAGCGGAACACGGTGATTAATGACCTCGCCGGCAGTCCTAGCCTGGTGTGGTTCAAGGACAAGGCGCTTGTACAGACCTATCCTGACGCCAGCCACTATCAGCTTGAAGGCTTCAAACTGCCACAGGACGAGCGCTTTAAGAAGTCTGGGTTTATGATCGCTCTGCTGACTCCTCCGAACAGGGACGGGTTCGGCAAGCTGCTGTACGCCCAGTACGACTACGACGGTGGGGCAGAGAAGTTTTCCATCCAGGCTCGCCCAAGGGTTGACCCGAACTTCGATCCGAACAAGAAGGACCCGGTAAGCGGCGGTTTCCCTAACATCCCGTGGTGGATCTACCCGTTGGCTGGCGCCGGCATCGCCCTCTTCATCATCAAGAAGTGAGTGACTTCAATGGATTACCTCTCTTTGGCTGGTGGCGCTGGCGGCTGCTGCCTCGTCTTGCTTGCCATTGCCTATCGCTCGGGCTTGCTTGAGAAGCTACTGTCTTTGCTCAGCAAGAAGCAGACTGTCAGTCCTACGAAGGTCGATAATGTTCGTCCTGGGTCTGAATTGGAAGTCTTCCTGGCTCGGCATCAGAGAGACCAGGAGCGGCTCGATGCTGAGCGAACCATGATCCACGACTTCCTCAACCAACAGCCGCCAGGGGCAGGTGTGCCTCTAGGCGTGTTCCCCAAACCGGAGAAAACCGATGCTTGACACACTTCTCGCTACGTTCCCTGGCTGGAAGGCTGCGATTACCGGAGTTGGCCAGGTAGCTTTCGGCGTGTACCAGATCACCCAGGGCAACCTCGAAGCCGGCATCGCCCTGATCGCCGCTGGCGTCGGTCTGCTCTTCGAGTCGGTGCGCAATTAATGCCCACGCACAGTCCAGTGGTGTTCAGTCGCATCTATGCCTCCATGCAACGACACGCTAATGCGTGGCGTGGTGGAGAACAACGAGACCCTGTGGATGGCCAGCATAACCTTGCCAGCGTAGTCTGGTGCGCTATGGCTTTGATGGAGTACGAGAGAACGCATCCCGAGCTTGACGACAGAGCGTCCAGTTTTCCTGCTAAGGAACTTGACACATGAGCAACATCTTCTACCTGGCGATGGCCCACGCACTGCTATATGGACCGGCGATCAACTACGAAGACATCCCTGACCAGTTTGACGTTCCACTCTTTCAAGCATTCGTTGCCCTGGCAATCGAAGATGAGATCGTTGGAAGAGACGAGCCATGGAACCAGGGAAACTTCCGTAGCGAGGTGATGGATTGCCGTGGGCGCCTTCCTCAACTTGAAGGTTGCCCCAGGCTGGCTGAGGGATCATGGCTGCCATCAGAGAAGATTTGCTACGCCAACTATCACTTCGCCAAGTCGATCGCCTACAGGCTGGAGTGGATGGCGGAAGCGGACCAAACAAACGCCGAAGAGTGGCAAGAGGCTGCACAAGAGATCAACAAGCGTGCCTGGATTTGGTGTGACGCTGCCAGTTGTATGGGGGCTGGCGGTGTCATGGCGAAGCGTCAGGCCATGAAGGGTCTGCGGGACAGGATTGGAATGGATCATTGGTGCAACGGCACCATCCCGGAGCCGGTCCCTATGCGATACCTGACGCGAGGTGACTGATGCCTCGCAAAAAGCCCAAGCCAGACGCAGAAAAGCTACGTGGCAGCATCCTCCAGGAAGTTCTTCATGGCAAGGATCTGCCTCACTTGTCCGAGCTGGCGGAGCAGTTCGTCATACAGTGGGGAGGCGCAGCAGCCTTCGCCAAGGAGCTTCGGAAGATGTTCAAGGAGGCTGCGCCTGCCGGAGTTGTTCAGGTAAAGATCATGGATATGGTACTGCGCTGCATCAGGCTCGTGATGGACAGCCGGGTGCCAGTGGGTGATCTGGGGATTGTCTCGGACGAGGATCTTGAGAAGCTGTTCGGGGTGATGATCGAGAGGTCTGGGTATGGCAGGGCAAAAGAAGGGACAGCGGAAGAAGCGGCTAATCCTTCGTCCGGCGAATCGACCGAAGACGACGCCGCCACCTCTCCCGTTCACACTGCCGCCTCCTGTACCGATCCCGAACCACTACACGCCGCCCCCGGTGGAGCCGGACGAACAGGCACTATCGGCGGCATGTGCCCAGGAGATGCGGTCGGTCCTGATGGAGCGGGCCAGGCGGCAGGTGGAAGCACTGAAGCTGTACGAGCCCCTGTCGGTCCAGGCGGCGTTTCATCAGTCGAAAGCACTTGAGCGAATTGTCCGTGGATCGAATCAGTCTGGAAAGACCCTGAGTGCAGCGGTTGAGTTCGCCAGGGCAGTGACCAAGCAAGACCCGTTCCAGAAGTACCGGACGATCGACACGGCGATTGTAGTTGGCAAGGACGGCAAGCATCTTGGACACACGATTTGGGAAAAGCTGTTCAAGCCGGGTGCCTTCCAGATCATACGTGATGAGGTCACTGGAAAATGGCGGTCTTTTCGTCCATGGGTTGCCGAGGATGTTGTAAGGGCTGGGGAGGCATCCGACGCCCCGCCGCTTATCCCTGAGCGACTGGTGAAGTGGAATGAGATTGCGTGGGAGAGCAAGCGTGAGAACATCCCCAGCGTTGTCCCGCTCCTGACTGGTTGCAAGATCCTGTTCTTCTCATCGTTGGGAAAGCCGCCACAGGGCATGCTCGCTGGCTATGGCTGGTTTGATGAAGAGATTGTGGACCAGCAGTGGTATCCAGAAATCTCGGCACGCTTGCTGCGGAAGGGTGGGTGCTTTGTCTGGAGCGCAACGCCACAAGCGGGTACTGAGCAGCTTTATGCCCTGCACGAGCGGGCGGAGCAACAGGAATTCGCAAACCGGCAGCCAAGGACGGTTGATGAGTTCGTCCTACTGCTCGACAGCAACCCGCATGTCAGCGATGCCAACAAGCAGGCTCTTGCGGAGAAGTATACGGATGAGGAGCGTGCAGTCCGCATCGGTGGTGAGTTTGCCTTGCTCAGCTATCGTGTGTTCCCTGAGTACAGCATGGCAACACACGGCGTTGACTACCTCCAGATCCCGAACAACTGGACGCGGTATGCGAGCGTTGACCCAGGCAGACAGGTCTGTGCGGTCCTGTTCTTGGCAGTTCCTCCACCGGAGGAGAACGCTGGAAACCATGTGTATCTATATGACGAGCTGTACATCCAGAACGCGGACGCAGAGCAGTTCGGTCAGGCCATGAAGAGGAAGGCGATGGGACAAGAGTTTCATGCCTTCATCATCGACAACCACGCTGGGCGGCAGACTGAGATCGGTAGCGGCAGGACGATTGAGGAGCAGTACACCGATGCGTTACGCAGGCACAAGGTCAAGAGTAGGACTACGGGACACGGATTTGTGTGGGGGGCATCCAACGTCCAGGCGGGAATCGAGGCAGCGCGAGACTGGATGCGGATTCGTCCTGACGGGACCACGAAGCTGCGGGTTCTGAGGCATACGTTGTCGAGCTTTGACTACGAGGTCAAGCGCTATCGCTACAAGCGGGTGGCTGGACTGACGACAGATGAGCCTGAGACAAGGGGTGCCGTCCACCAGATGGCGAACCTGCGCTACCTGGCGTCTCACCAGCCTCGCTTTATGAAGGCTAAGCCAGGACAGGTGGCAAAGAGTGGCGCGGTGGCAGCGTTCCAGAGGAAGAAGTATCTTCGCAAGAAGATGCACGGCGAGGAACAGGGCTACGTTCGGCTTGGTCCAGGAGGCAAGCGATGAAGACGGTGGCAGAGAGCGGCATTCTGGCAGAAGACATTGCGGTATCGGCGTACCGGGCATTTGCCCAGTCCCTGAACAACACGGATGATGCCGGACAACAGCTCCCCGAATGGGAGCGTCTATCGGAGGTGATCCAAGATTTCTGGCTTCGTGTGGCACAGGTGGCGATCGCCATGATCGAGGAAGCCCAGGAGCTTCGCTGGGTAGACCTGGCTGCCGAACTGTTTCGAGCGCTCGCAAAGCCTCAGTGTGAAGCAGCTGGGGTTGATGTGCCTGTATTCCAGGGACAGAACGCAAGGGCACGGTTTGCATGGGAGGCGACAGCCCGGCACCTCGCCAACCTGATCGACGCGGAGCCGGGAGACATAGGTGGCCTGGACGAACTGGAGCGCAAGTGGCGCGGCTGGGCTGACATCAAGGCAGAGAAGGAGAAACAATGAGTTTCGAGGCATCGGACGTTAGCGTGGGTCAGATTGTCAACTGGTATCCCGATGGCGACAAGAACCAGGAACCGCTGCCTGCCATCGTGACTGGGGTTGGATGGGACTCTTTGTGTCTCGGGGTCTTCAGCAAGGAGATCCACAACCACCTTATCAGGGACGGCTGCCGGCACATCAGTGATCCACGCACCAAGAGCAATGAGATGCGTGAGAACGGTGGCTGGGACCACACGGAGCAGCACAAGCAGTTCCTTGACTTGAAGGCGCGCGTGGATCGGCTTTGGGAAGAGCTGATCCTTGGCGTGAATCGTCAGAACGATGACGCGCCCATTGAGAAGAGGGTTGGCTTGATCGACCTGACCTACGGCGAGTCGCGCCCGCAGCTTCGGTCTGCTTCAGAGGCAGTGTGACTGACATGACGGATCTACACTTGCAGGTTATGAGCCTGGTTGGGAAGGGGGTGGGTCGATGATCCACCCCCTCCAGCCAATCGTTGCGAAGTGGCAAGAGAAGATCCGCATGGCCCTGGACTATAAGAAGACGCACTTCCAGGAAGATGCTGACGAGGCGATGTTCTTCTTCGACGGCCCTTACGACGCGATGTACAGCCAGAGCAAGTCGAAGGATTCCAAGGGCTTTGTCTACCAGGGGGACGACTCCGACTTTCCCAAGCCCAGCTTTGCGATGACGGTCAATAAGGTCGCGGAGTTGGTGCAGCTCTTTGGTCCCGCCTTGTATCACCGGAATCCTGTGCGGCAGGTCAATCCTCGCAAGCCGCCCCAGATGCCGCAAGAGTTCCTGATGATGTTGCCGCCTCAGATGCAGCAGCAGTACGGGATGGTGATGCAGCAGGCGGAGCAAGGTCGTTGGACGGATGCAGCCAGAGCTGAGGTGTTGCAGCACTATCTGAACTTCACGCCAACCGCGCTGAACCTTCAGGATCATTTCAGGAATATGATTGAGGAAGCGCTTATAAAGGGCATGGGTATTGTCTGGCCCGAGGTCTATCAGCCGATCGGCGCGCCGTACCGCATGGTCGGGAGCTTCTTCGATACTGTAGACAACCTTGTGATTGACCCGGATGCTGAGTCGAAACGTGATGCAACATGGGTTGCACGTAAGTGTTGTCACCCAGTTTGGAGAGTCGAGGAAGAATACAAGAATCCAAGGGGAACCCTGCGCGGGAACCTGGAGTCAATGGATCGCCAGGCAGGGGTAAACACGGATAAGGATGGCGACTACTGGAGAAAACAGGGCCAGACGAATGACCTGCTCGTCTACTGGAAGATTTACTCCAAGATGGGCATAGGTAATCGCCTGAGTGGCGTGAAGATTCGGAGCGAAGCCGATGCCGTGATGGAGTCGCTTGGAAAGTATTGCTTCCTGGTGATCGCTGATGAGATCCCATACCCTCTGAATCTGCCCACGTCACTGATTGAGACGGCGACCAGCGATGAAGAGATCAAGCAGCGTCTGGAATGGCCAACGCCTTTTTGGGCGGAGGATGGCTGGCCATTCAGTGATCTTTCCTTCCACACAAAGCCTCGGCAGGTGTGGCCCATCTCGCATATGAAGCCTGGTATGGGAGAGTTGAAGTTCATCAACTGGGCGATGAGTTTCTTGGCTGGCAAAGTGAAGATCGCATGCCGTGACTTCGTAGTCATTGCCAAGAGTGCCGGAGAGGAACTCAAGAGCATCATTCAGAACGGGCAGGACTACACACTTATAGAGCTTGAGAAGGCCCATGGAACCATCTCGGAAGTAGTCCAGTTCCTACAGCATCCCGGCTTCAATGGCGACATTTACAAGGTAATTGAGGCCGTAACTGAAAATTTTGAGAAGCGCGTTGGCCTGACCGACCTGGTGTTCGGCATGTCGAGTCGGCAGATGCGATCGGCGAGCGAGGCGCAGGTCAAGAGTGACCAAATCCAGATTCGCCCGGACGACATGGCACAGAAGACAGAAGTAACCGCAACAGACGTTGCCCGAAAGGAAGCCTTGGCTTGCCGCTGGCACCTCAAGGCTCAGGACGTGCAGCAGGTGATGGGCAAGGAGGGATCGTACTGGTGGAGCCAGCTCGTGGAGTCGAGCGACCCGGCAGAGATTACGCATCAGCTCGAATATCGCATCGAGGCTGGTAGTGCCCGCAAGCCAAACAAGGAGCGGGACGCGCAGAACATGAAGGACGCGGTGCAGACGCTATTCCAGCCGCTGTTCACCTACGCTCAGGCAACTGGGAACGTGAATCCGCTTAATGCTCTCATCACTGACTGGGCCAAGAGCCTGGATATGGACCCGAGCAGGTACATACTGTCCACGCCGCCTCCACCTGAGCCGACAGGAAAGCCCACAGGACAGGGCCAACAGACCGCATGATTAAATGGTGAAAAAATGTCAATCATGGTGCTTGTTGGGATGTTGTTTCTGGCGGTCTGGTGCCTTGTTTTCGGCTGGGTATTTGGCTGGGCGCGCGGGTGGAAGGACTGGGTAAGTGCAGTAAAAAGGAGCAGGTCTGCCTCCAAAACAGGAGAAGCCGGCAGCATGAGCAAGTCCAATCTAGAGAAGATACAGGATACATTCGATGCCGATGAAGACACCAAGGAGATGGTCCTGATCGGTCAATTGCCAACAACCATCGCCGCTATTGCCGCAGAAGCCATGGAGAATAAGGACGGGCAATCGAAAACGTACAGAATTTCTCTTGGCAGCACTGAGCCATACATGCACATAGCTAGGTTAATCCAGGAGAGGTTTTTCCCTTCAGCACCACAGCTTGAAGCCGGCGGTTTTTCCAAGATGCTTGCAGGAGGCCCCATGCCTGCGTGGGTTGTAATCAGACAAGTGGCTATGCAAATAACAGACAAAGCCAGAGAGCATGGCCACTACATTCCAGAATCAGAAGTAGAACTACTCGCTAACAAATGAAACCGTCATGAGCGAATTTCAGTGCCCTTGCGGTAACACAGTGCCGTTGGACTTGCTTCGATGGACGGCGTGTGTGCTAGGAAAGCCAGGCGACTTCGATCCTGGCGGCGTCCATAGATGGCAAAGGGTGTGCGAGGACTGTGCAATAGCCATACGACAACGGCGGGCGGTTTGCCTGCATGAGTACAAGACCTTTATGGTCAAGCGTGAGGATGGTTGCAAGGTTCCCCTCCTGGTCTGCCAGGGGTGTGGGCTCCAAAAAATGGGGAAGCCAATATGAGTTTGCCCAGGGTCAGTGATGACATGCAGATTCAGAGAGCCTATGAGGAGTGCCGAGACAACGGCTGCTCTCACATGCTCGCTGAGATGCTCGCCCTCCGTCAGCCTCCGATGAGCAAGACCGACCGAGAGTTCCTCGAAGGTCATTGCAACGGCAACCAGTTCGAGCGCACGCCATACGCCGGAAACTACTATCGCAAGGTGGCCAAGAAGGCAGGCATGGACATCACCGGCAAGGTCTATCAGGCTGGTCTGGCTGAGTACCCTGGCGATCCGCATGCCTGGGTGTCAGGCAGGAGTGACGTAAAGCGGCGATGTGAAGAGAAGGGCTGGGGCTGCGATGGGGCGGTTACTTTGCCAGTCAGAAACATCAGGGCGCCAGACGAGATTGCTGTCGCAGATGACATCCTGGAGGAACGTGTCCAGGACGCCATTGATCAGCAGCCAGAGCTTGCATCCAAGAGAGCTGAGCTTAAGCATGAGATCAAGGAAAAGATCAAGCCACACTGGTCCAAGTGACAGAGGAGAAGCTGTGGCAAAGAAGAAATCGCAAGAAGTCCGCAATGTGGTGGTCATCAGCGACACCCATATCGGGTGTCGGGTTGGCTTGTGCCACCCGGATGGCGCAACGCTGGACGATGGCGGGCTCTACTTGCCATCCAAACATCAGCGAACCGTCTGGTCATACTGGGAGGAATTCTGGGGAGAGTGGGTTCCAAGAGCGACACACAACGAGCCATTTGCGGTTGTACACAATGGGGATGTAATCGACGGTGTTCATCACAATTCCACGACCCAATGGTCGCACAATCTGGAAGACCAGGCAGAGCACGCCTACAAGATTCTAAAGCCAATCGTGGACCTGTGTGAAGGGCGATTCTTTCAGATCAGGGGCACCGAAGCACACGTTGGAAAGTCGGCTGTTGACGAGGAGAGGCTTGCCAAGCGTCTTGGTGCCATTCCGAACGATGAAGGGCAGTTTGCTCGATACGAGCTGTGGCTGCGTCTGGCGGGCAAGCTATGCCACTTCCTGCACCACGTTGGGACCACTAGCTCAGGTCAGCACGAGTCGAGCGCCGTGAACGCTGAGCTTGCAGCCATGTACCTTGAGGCTGGTCGCTGGGGAGAGGAGCCTCCTCATGTGGTTGTCAGAAGCCATCGCCACTCCTCCATCGAGGTTAGGCTCCCGTCTGATGATGGCTACGCCATTGTGTTCGTAACGCCGGCTTGGCAGCTGAAGACACCGTTTGCATGGCGGGCTGCTGGCCCGAGGGTCAAGACGCCACAGCTCGGCGGGTCATTAATCCGTGCTGGTGATGAAGAACTGCATACCAGGCACCGTGTCTGGAAGATCAAGAGGTCGAAGGAGGTTATCCTTGGCTGAGAACATCATCACGGTTGAAGAATGGCTGCAAGAATTGAGGCGTGTCAGCGAGGTCAAGGGCGACGGGAACGACGCACTTACTGTCCGGGAAATGTCATCACTTACTGGGAAGCACGTTAGCTGGGTAAGGGAGCAGGTTCGCAAAGGTCTGCAAGACGGGTCGATCGTGCCAACCAAAAAGCCATTCGTTGGGATAAATGGTTACACGGTTCCAGTCCCGGCTTATCGAATCGTCGGCAAGAAGAAAAAGGGGATGAGTCATGGTGCTATCAAACAAGGTTGAGAACTATCTTGCGATCGTGATGTCCGACCCGGCGATCGGTCGTGAGATTTTCGCCGCCCTCAAAGCAGCAACAACGCTTGTTGATGCCGGCGCTCAGGTGTCTGCGTACACCCAGACTTATTCCACGGCTAACAAGACGCATGCTGATCCAACGGCGGCCGCACTGGGCGGGTCACTGACCGGCACGCTGGACAACATCCTTGCCGACGTTAGCGGCGCGTTCGATGCGACGGCAATTGCCACCATCAACAAGAACTTCAAGGAATTCCAGGACGAGCTGACAAAGATGGTCGCTGACATGGCGGACATCAAGCAGCTTGTCAACAGCGTCATCGACGATCTACAGACGCTTGAACTGCTTCATTAACACGCGGAGGTACAGCCATGATCGTACTGGCTTGGCTGGCTGCCTTCGTAATTGCTATAGGGGTTGATTACTCTTATGCCCGCTGGGTCATCGCTCTCGCCGGAAGAAGGCGAGCCTCCGCCGCCTTCTTTTCTGCTCTGTGTACCGTGCTGGGGACTGTTTCCGTCGTGGTATGCGTTGGCGAGTATTCTGCCATCATTCCGACGGCTTTTGGTCATGCCCTGGGGACGTGGATAGCTGTAGGGCCACCCCGAGATGAGGACTGAACGTGGCAGTCGAAGTCTTTTCCAATGATGCTGTCAGCCCGCTCAACGGCGCGATCGACGACAACGATCTAACGCTGATAGTGGACAGCGCGTCTGACTTCCCTGCGACTGGCAACTTCCGCATCAAGATCGATGATGAGATCATGCTGGTTACTGGCGTCTCCAGCAACACGTTTACGGTCACGCGCGCTCAGGAGGGCACTGCCGCTGCCAGCCACCTCGACAATGCCACGGTGGCTCATGTGCTGACGGCTGGAGCTTTGGACACTCGCCTCATAGATGAGGTGTATACGGACACCTACGCCAACCGCCTGGCGGTGGCGAAGTCGGGGCGGCTGTTCCTGCCAAACAACGGCTTCCAGATCGAGAGGGACACCGGGGCAGCATGGGCACCGTGGGGACCGCTGTTCCCACTCACGGCTCCAGTGAGCAACGACTTCGCTTGGATCAACCAGGGCAGTGCTTCGATAACGACGACGAATGGAGGCATCTATCTGCTGGCCCCAGCCCATACTGGCATCGACTACAAAGTCAGGAAGAAGGCGGCGCCGGCAACGCCGTACACGATCACGGCTGCCTTCTTGCCACAGGTACGGTCGCTCGACAACCATTCATGCGGGTTGCTTTTCCGCCAGTCTTCAGATGGAAAACTTGCCGCCCTTGCCTATGTCCATGCCACCAGCGCAATGAACTTCCAGTCGCTGAAGCTGACAAGTCCTACGGCGTTCAGCGCCCAGTACACGATCGAGACTGTTCGCCAGGGATTTGGGCCTCTGATGTTCATGAGGATTGCGGACAACGGCACCAGCCGGATTGTTTCGTACAGTGTGGACGGAGTGAATTTCATGGCGCTCCACACGGTAGGCAGAACTGATTTTCTCACGGCTGATGAAGTAGGATTCTTCTCAAACAGTGACACCACGGGCGGTGATGCCGCTATGACTCTCCTGAGTTGGAAGCAAGCATAGGAGATTCCAACCATGCCAGGCGGACCGATATTTCCACGAAGCGACTACCCAGTCACTGCTGATCGTGTGTTCCCGAACATCCACGTTGGAGCCGGGGCGAACTCGAAACACGAACGGGGTTTCGGTGTCGAAGCCAGCGTTGGAGCCGATTCTACCTGGCGTCTTCGGTTCCAGATGCCAACCACGCTGCCGAGCGGTACGGGGAAGCTGAGGCTACGGGCTCTCGCTAACGCAACGAGTGGTGTGGCCAAAGTCAATCCCAAGTGGGTATCTGTCGCTATAGAAGAAGACCCAAGCTCGGCAACGCTGGTTGCTGAGGGGACATCGACGTTGACCTGGGCGGCTGGAGACAACGACCAGTACAAAGAGCTTCTCATCACGCTCGACGCTGACACGCTGGTAGCCAGCGAAGAGGTTATCATGGATCTGGTCTTTGAGACCGCTTCCTGGACATTGGCTGCTGTAAGCACCTGGATTCCTTCGATTATTTGGGAGTGATTGTCATGGCTTTAACTGGCGCCGAGTCTCTGAAGATCGCTCGACAACTCGGACGTGAAATCTTTACAAGAACGAGTTCTACCGCCACTCTCTCGACTGACGATCTCAAGGCGGCGGCGAATGATCTTGAGGCGTTTATTGTTGCCAACGCTGCTGCCATAAACTCATCCTTGCCGCTTCCATTCCGCACCGTGGCGACGATTCAACAGAAGCGGTTGTTGTTGGCCCTGGTCGCAATCCATTTGTCTGGGATACTCGATCTTGGGGGCTGACAAATGGCCAGGAGCTTCGGGGCTGCCTCCGACCAGGTGGCTTACAATCATGCTCTGCCGACGACTACGGGAACGGTGGCCCTGTGGTTCAGGCCAAATTGGGCGCAGACGGACAACGCCGACCATGTGATGTTCGATGGTCGTGTCACGGGGGACTACTTCCGAATTCAGAAATGGACGGACAACAAGCTCTACGTTGGCTGGTTCAATGGTTTGCTGGCTATAGCCAGCGGTAGTTATACCATAAACCAGAATGCCTGGAACAGCATCATAATCGTTTGGAGCGATTTATCAAACGTCCTTACCTGTTACCTCAACGGAACTCAGATCGGGCAATTGACCTCGGCGTTCACCACCTCAACGCTGACGAGCGAAAGGATTGGCAACTACGACAGCGATTATCAGTCACAGGTGGACTTCGATGGAAGGATAGCCGAGTTCGTCGTCTGGGGGGTCGAGCTGAACGCAAATGATATAGCTTCTTATCACAAAGGTTGTCTGGCGTGGGACATACGGCGTAGTTCTCTCAGAGACTATTTCCCACTTGAAGGAATAGCGAGTCCTGAACCGAACTACGGAAGTACGCCGAGTGCGTCTGGAACGCTGACGGGGACTGCGAGAGCTAACCATGCCCCCGTGGTCCTGTTTAGAGTGACTGGATGGGGCTCTTATGAGCAAACCCCAGCAAAGGCGACGTTCTCGAATTCGATCACGCTGACACCCAGCTTTGCGCCGGCTCCTGTGATCGTCAGTGCGTTTACGGGGATGCTTGGAACTGGTATCAGCCGGCTGGGAAACATTATACTGGCGTTCGACAGCACGTTGGCTACAGAGTTCTCAAGCTCGCTCACGCTCACTCCAACGTGGCTTCTTTCAAAAAGCAGGGTGTCATTCGATAGCACGATCACGCTTACGCCAACGCTATTTCCAACGAGGGTAGGCGCGTTCTTTGATAGTTCGCTGACCCTAACATCGACGCTGTTTCCTTTGCGGGTGGGAGTGTTCTTTAGCAGTTCATTCACGCTTACGCCAGTGTTTTTCCCTGAAACAATTGGCGCGTCTTTCAACAGTGCGTTCACGCTGACAGACGAGTTTACGCTTGAGTCGGTGACTACGCAGATATATGAGGGAAGCGGCAGCCTTACGGGCGGATTCCAAGTGATGGGCGGGCTGTAAGATGTACCAGTTCGATCCTGACGACACCGACGTATCAGTCTACGTCCGACTGAGGGACGATGATGATGGTCTGCCCAAGACAGGGCTGGTATTCAACTCAGCTGGCGTGCAGTGCTCGTACACGCGAGCCGGTGGATTGGCAACAACGATTAGTCTGGTCACGCTGGCGGCGGCAGACTCCGCCCACTCGGACGGAGGCTTCAAGGAACTGGACGCGACCAAGGCGCAGGGTGTGTACAGGATTGACTTGCCGGACGCTGTGTGCGCTCAGGGTGTAAAGTTCGCCATTGTGAGCATTAAGTTTGATGATGTGATCGCTGAATCTGTCATAGTCTTGCTTCGGCGTACACCAGCAGGGGCTGGGTCGATTGAATTCACGATCACTGTCAACAACGATGATACCGGAAACCCAATCGCCGGGGCTTCTGTCTGGGTCACGAGCGATGCAGCGGGCACCAACGTCATCGCGGGCACGCTGGCAACCGATGCAGCGGGCCAGGTCACGTTCTTCTTGGATGCTGGGACGGCTTACGTCTGGGTGGCTGCCGAGGACTACACGGGGACGAATCCTACGCAAGTTACTGTGAGCTGACATGGCAACGTCTGCAACAATCACCCTGGAACCAACCTCTGCTCCGGCACCGGCAGCACAGCAGACACCCCACACAGAGAGGACAACCTACTGGGACATGGTTGAATATCTCCGGGACTTCCTGGGGGCAGACGTACAGGGTGTTGTGCCTCGCGTGGTCAAGCGGGCTATTCACTCAGCATTGCGTCAGATCCCGAACGAGCACAACTGGAGCTACTTCTACACTCACGGAAGGGTGAACCTGAACGCTCCCCAGGACGATGGCACGATCGCATTTGATCTCACGGGCGGGGCGCAGGAGAGGATGGTCACGCTGACCGGGGCAACCTGGCCAGCCTGGGCGGCGAGCAGTGGCTACCTGCGAATCAACAACGTGATCTACCAGATCGATCGCAGGGTTTCATCGACCGTTCTGGTTCTCGACCCAGTTCTGACGCCGACAGAGGACATCGCGGCATTGACGGAGTACACGCTGTTCTCAGACACGTACTTGCTCCCAGAAGACTTCATCTCGATGGACCGGGGGCTGAACGAAGACAACTGGTACGGCATGTCCTGGGTCCATCCGAGGGAATGGCTGGAGATTACCCGATACGTTGACAGCTTCAGCAACTCCCCGAGATTCTTCAGCATTACGGGATCGCCTGATGTTCCGGGACGCATGGCGCTGCGAGTGTTCCCTTACCCGGACACGGCTCGTAGCCTTGACTTCCTTTACAAGCGGCGTCCCAGGACAGCGACGATCGATCAGTACACCACGGGGACGGTGACTGTAACAGCCGGAAGCACGACGGTATCTGGCAGCCAGACGGCATTCACCAGTGCGATGGAGGGCTCGGTGATCCGGCTGTCCACAGATGCAGTTAACCTGCCAAGTGGCCTGGATGGCGATAGCCCGTTTTCGGTTGAGCGGACGGTGAAGACTGTCACCAACTCAACTTCGCTGGAGGTTGACGAAGCGATTGACGTGGCGCACACCGGCGTCAAGTACAGGCTGTCAGACCCGGTTGACGTGGAAGACGGGGCGATGCTGGAGGCGTTCTATCGCTTGAGTGAGATGCACGCTGGCATCCAGCGGAAGCACAAGGACCGGATGGTTCTGGAGAAGGCGTACACGGATGCCATGATTCTAGCCAAGGAAGCTGATTGCAGGGTGTTCCAGGTGAGGGTGGTTGGCCAGCAGAGGGGGTTCCGACAGCGGTTGGCGGACATGCCAAGTGGTCCTGACGTGAGCTAGTCATGGAGATCTTCAAAGTAGATGGCAAGTATCTGAACCTGGAAGCTGTTGCAGCTTGCGTAGCCAAGCGTTCTCAGAATGGTCAACTCAGCAGCGTCCACGTCAATATGATGGGCGGCATGAAGTATGTGCTAATAGGATCGGATGCCGTGACGTTTCTGGTATGGATGGAAAAGAACAAGAACCTGAACGCATAGCCAGGAGTATCGTACATGCTTTCCATTGTACTTTTCGTGTCGCTGCTCGCCATCCCAGGAGCACCTCCAACGGTGGACGACTCCAAGAAGGTGGAGGCGGTGAATAGACCGCCAGACATGGGCGGCTTTGTTGGAAGCATCAGCATGGGAGGGAGGCTGGCGATCATGGATGGCACACTGGTTGTCTTTGATGGCAAGCCTGCTGTCTGGGAAGATGTCCCAGATGAGGGGACGGAGCTTGTGGAAATCACCATCGACGTGAAAAGAAGGATGGTCATTCGCATCGTGTACAAGACGTTGAAGGACTTCTGACATGGCTGAGCAGCCTCGCAAGAGCGTGGAGATCAAGGACTTCCCTGGGCTCATGAACGACATGGACCCAGACGACATTCCACCTGGCGCAGCCGAGGTGCAGATCAACGCAACCTGCGTCCAGGTTGGCCAGCTCACTGTGCGTTCCGGTCTTCGCCTTGTTTCCTTTGAGGATTGAGTGATGCACTTCGTTGGCTATGCCCCGCTGGGCGAGAACTTCGTGTTCCCTCTGTTGACCAAGGATTCCGTCAACGAGCCCCTGGAGCCGTCAAGCCTGCCTCCGTTCAGGGTGTACTCGGCGGCTGGGCTGATGGCTAATGGAACGGGCAGCGGCGCCAAGTTGAATACAGGCACGGTCACTGGTGCAACCAACGCCGCACCAATCGTCATTACCAGTACAGCGCATGGTCTAAAGACTGGCACACAGGTAACGATTACTGGGGCTGTTGGCAACACGGCAGCCAACGGTACGTTTGTCATCACCAGGATAAGCGACGACACGTTCTCGCTGGATGGATCGACTGGGAACGGAACCTGGACCTCGGGTGGTACCTGGCATGTGTCTGGACTACACACGGTTACTGTCCCGGTCACGGAGGGCAACGGCTACGAGCCAGGGACCAGCTACTTTGTGCTGGTCGAGTGGGTCATTAGCAGTCAGACCTACGGAGACGTGTTCATTTTCACGGTGGTGTAATGTTCATCGGCCGCTACCAATTGGGGCAGTCGGTCCCGATCGCCGTCCAGACGGAGGGCGCTCCTGGCAAGCCCGAGCTGTCGGACGACGTGCCGGTTGCCGACCTGTTCACCGCAGCAGGCGCGCTGGTCCTGAGCAAGCGGCTGCCAATCGTAGATCGCTTTGGGGTAACAGGATGGTTCCTGCTGCCCGTCTTCCTGGATGAGACGTTCGAGGAAGGCAACTACTTGGTGAATGTCCACTGGGCCGATGATGGGGACGCCAGGGCAAAGACGTACAGATTTGAGATCGTCCCAGGTGGGGATACGGACGGTGCTGTTGTAGCCATGCACGCCTACGATCGCCCGCATGGAAAGTTTCTTGTGCAACAACTCGACTCCGGCAGGATCGTTGCCGGACGCAACCCAAGACTGTGAGAAGAGACATGAGCAAGTTCAAGTTCTTCAGCAATTTCGGAGCCCGGATTCGCGGCAGCCGCCCAAAGGTCAATGACCGGCTCCGCGTGGGCGGTTACTTCACCTTTACCGCTCGCAACAAGGATGGCTCGATCGCCTGGCAGGAGAAGTTGGTTCCGAACGGTGTTACGAACGCCGGGCTCAATGACCTGCTCGACGTGTACTTCGACGCAGGAACCCAGGACACTACCTGGTTCATCGGACTGGTAAACAACGCTGGGTTCACGGCGTTTGCTGCGGCTGACACCTCGGCGTCTCACTCAGGCTGGACTGAACTGACCGATTACACCGAAGCAACCCGCGTGGCCTGGGTGCCAGGCGAGCCTGCGAGCCAGTCGATTACTGGACCGGCGGCCACGTTTACAATCAATACCACTGTGGCCATTAAGGGCGCATTCCTGATAGGGATCGACACTAAGGGAGGCACCACCGGCATCCTCTTCGCCACAGGGGCATTTGGCTCTGTCCAGAACCTGGTGAATGCCCAAACGCTGGACGTAACGTATACATGTGCCGCAGCTTCAAGTTGATGGAGGGTTTGAGCAATGGCTGACTTCTCCGACAGCTTCAGCAGCACGGTGACTGTAACGCCATCGACTGGCGGCATCACCAGACCCAATCTGGTGAGCCGCACCGTCACGCTTACTCCGACGTTTCTTGACGAACGCACGGTAACGCTGGATGACCACGTTGTCTCCATTCGTGCCAGGTTCCGGGCGTTCAGCGGGTACTTGGCTACCAAACGGTATCGGGAGTGACTCATGAGGCTTGCGCGCATCACGTCGCAATACTTCTGCGCCAGCGTAGTAATTGGCGCGCGTGCTGCGCCGATCGTCCATTACATGGTGACATGGGGCGAAGATCGTATCAAGAGCTACTGCCAATCAAAGGGATGGGAGCTGTTAATCAAGGAAGTATGACGTGCCCAACGATTTTTCCTCAACCCCGGAGGGTCTGCTCTTCATCGCCTCTGGGATGGACCCGGTGATGAAGTGGGACGGGCTTGACCCCCAGCTCACGACGGTTGGCGTGCGCGCTCCTGAAACAGCCCTGACGCTTGCAGGCTCTGGCACCGGCACCATCACCGGAGCATACACCGCTTACCAGAGGTTTGTTGACGCGGACGGGAACTTCTCGAATCTCAGCCCGGTGTCAATCGAAGTGACGGTGGCCAGCGTGCTGACCATCACCTATACAGGCGTGGAGATCCCGCAGGAGGCGAAGATTGTCAGCCGCCAGATACTCCGTAACACAGCAGGGCAGGCGGACACCTACTACGTGGATGTGGACACGACCGACCTGGGCGCGTCCACATTTTCCTCGACAAAGACCGACGCCTTGCTCTCTGCTGAGACGGAAGTTCCCATATTCAACCCAGATGGGTCGGTTAACGCGAACCGTTTTGGCGTGCCCCCGAACCACAAGTCTCTTCTGGCGCACCATCTGGGCAGGATGTTCGCAGCCGGCGAGGTGGTATACACGCGAGGGTGCGTGCAAGTCACGCTTGGCTCAACCACTGTGACCGGCATCGGGACCGAGTGGACGGAAGAAGTGGACGGTCGATTCCTTTGGGTAGCTGGTGCCCCAGAGAGTTACGAGATTGAGTCAGTCGATGTTGCTGCACAGACACTGACGTTGACGGCTGTGTACCAAGGATCGACCGACAAGTTCGCAGGCTACGGTATTCGCCCACCGCCAGCAGAGCGGAGGCTGCTCTACTACACCGAGGCTGGTCTACCTGAAGCCTGGCCCCCAACAAACGCTCTGCCGCTCCAAGAGGACGGTGATGAGATCACCGACCTGTACACGAACGGCGCCTACCTGTTCTTCGTAGAGCGCAGGCACATTTACCGGATGACGTTCAAGGACGATCCTGGTCTGGACGGCGGGATATTCCTTGCAGCATACCGTGGGTGCGTCAACCACAGATGCACAGTCATCGTCGAAGACATCGCTTATATGCTTGACGAGGTTGGAGTCCATGCCTTCGAGGGGAACGAATCCAAGCCGATCAGCCAACCAATTCAACGGCTGTTCAAGGGTGGCGACGAGATTGACCTGAAGATCAACTGGCGGGCCAGCAGCTTCTTCCACGCGACCCACTACCCGCAGCAGAACACGATTCGGTGGTTCGTGGCTCTTGGCGGTGACTACTTGCCACGGCATGCCCTGGCTTTTGATTTCCGGCGCGAGGCATGGTGGATCGAGGAGTTCAGGCACAAGGCTGGCGCATCGGCTGTCATGTTTCTGATGGGAGAGCCACAGGTCTACTTGGGGTCGGAGGGCAGGCGGGTCTTCGCCTTCTGGCAGGGAACACTGGACGGGCCGGCAGAGGGGGCTGGCGATGTCCGTGGAAGCGTTGGTTCGGCAACCTCAACCTCGATCACTGCCACGGGCGCCATCTTCCCCACCGCTGGCGTGGTCAACTCCCCGCTGTGGATCGTTAGTGGACGCGGCAAGGGACAGTGCCGGCAGATCGTCAAGGTGACAGGGAGCATCCTCTACGTCAAGGAGCCGTGGCTCATTGAGCCAGATGCAACGTCCACCTACCAGATCGGAGGCATCCATTGGCGGTACAGGACTGGAGAGTTCCGCTTCATCCAGGATGAGCAGAACAACCCCAGGAGGGTAGAACTGCTCTTCACTCCAACAGAGGAAGGTGCGATAATGAACATGCGCATCTTCCTAGACCGATCAGACATCCCATCCGAGTGGACTGCCGACTTCGCGCTGGACGATGGGCGCGGGTTCTCGACCTACCGCAACAAGCCTGACGCCGAGATGGACCTGACCAAGAACAACGGCTTCTGCCAACACCGAATCGATGGATGCAAAGACTTCTACCTGGACGGTCCCAGGTTCATTCAGATTGAACTAGGAGGCGTTCAGAACAGTGATCCGGTGGAGATCCTCGGCATGGCGATCGATGGAGCAACCCAGTGAGCTTCTTTTTTAAACAGGCCATCCGGTTGCTTCGCACGAAATGGAAGTCTCCGCAACTGCTTGCGGAAGAGCTTTACTCGATGTTCCAGGCGGACGTGCCAAATGAGACGGACCAGCCGGTCATCATTAACTCATCCTCCGACGACCCACCGTTGCAAGTAAGGGACTTCGGCGACGGGGATTTCCTGATCGAGTTCGGCGACAAAAATGGGAGTCTTGGAGGAATCATAGCCGATGAGAATGGACAGTTCCAGTTTGCTGATCCGCCGGCATCGGCAGGAGAATCGCCGACTCCGCAAGAGCCGGCGGATGGGGGTGGTAGTGGTATCCCAGGGAAGATCACTGCCCACGTTTCCGGGTCGAACTATTCAGTTGCCCTGTATGGAAATGGACCAGATGCAGCAGTAACGGCAACGGTCACTGTTAAGCAGCTTCAGATTGCAACAGGCGAAGTGATTCCGACCAACACCTGGGTTCTTGTTGCCAAGCAGACTGTAAGCCAGGTTGACATCTACTCGATGCAAGTTCCTGTGTGGCTAAACGATCTGTGAGAACACCATGGGAATTATGCTCGAAAAGGCACTGCGGTTGCCGGCGTTTAGGTTCAGTGCCGTATCGGGGTTTGTGTACCCGATGGAGGTGTACTCCTGGGCGAACAAGCTCATCAAGACCAGTGACCGCAAGAAGGCTCCGGTGGCGTGGCAGCCTAATCAGGCAGCCAGCTATTACGGGCAGACTGAGGCGGCGTTCCTGGCTGCATCGAACAGGACAAGGGTTATACCAGATGCTCTGTGGGGTGAGCCTGGACGAAGACTTGTCGTTCCTCGTGCAGTGCTGCTCAATGAACCGTTGTTCTTCTACTCTTCGCTTTCTGACCTGTTTACTCCGTTGCATGATGCGCTTGCTGCCAAGAATGTATGGGTTGGGAGAGGAGTAGATTATGACGGCTGGACCGATGGCGCGCTTTCGATGACGTTGCCGCATGCCGCTGAGGAGGATACTAGCGACACCACCCAAAACGGAACCTTTGTTAACACGGTTCCTATACCATCGCCAGAGGAGTGGGTTGCAGGCGAGATCATGTATGTCGATTATTGCGAGATGCTTGGACAGATCAATGGTCCGTGGGCAGATTCAAATTTTGACTGGACACAAGTAGACGTGCATGTTAACCACCGACAACGATGGATTGATGTCGTACAGGATGCCTACCCAAGATACGAACGGTTCCGCCACCATGTTTGTTTCAATGTGGACAATGTTTCAACCCCAAGTCCTGAGTGGACGGCTGGCAAACCGGCGTTCATTGCAGCGGTTACGGATGCTTGCGATGCGTTAGCGGCATACGGCGTTACGTGTACAGTCATTGAGAATATCACCAGCGTCGATCAGATCAAGGACGACATACGGAACGCCGTGACCGCGTTCTTCGACTTGTGACAGGAGTTTGCTATGGGCATCCGAGACACAGGCTTTGGCCTCAACTACAACATGGGCTTCAAGGGCGGACGTGGTGCCGGCAGTGGTGGCATTTCCACCGGGCAGAACGAGGCGCAGGGAGCGTTCGATCGCATCCAGCATGACAAGGATCTGGCTGGGGCGATGGCTCGCGCCAGGCTTCCGATCGACGCTCAGCAGTCACGGTTCAATCAGCTCTTCCCGTTCCTCCAGGGTCAGCTTGGAAACTTCCAGTCTGGTGCGTTTACAGCAGGTGGGCAGAGTGGGCCAGGTCCTGAATACAAGGCTGGCCCGATATGGAACCAGGACCAGATCCAGGGACAGGTGAATGCACTGCGGGCTTCAAACGATCAGTCCACGGCTGGACGCACTACACAGATGCAAAAGGAGCTTGCCGGCAGGGGGTTCGGCTCCAGCTCGCCCCTGGCAGCATCGCTGGCTGCTCAATTCCAGGGTCAGCGCATGGCTGAGAACACCAGGGGCGAGCGGGAAACGCGCTGGGGTGCTGCCGAAGGCAACGCCGCCCAGGAACTGAAGGGGTTTCAGGCACTTGAGCAACAGTTCGCCTCTCGTCAGGGAGAGGACATCGAACGCCGGAAGCCTTACATTCAAGGAATGTCTGGACTGCTTGCGTCGATTGCCAACCTATTTGGATAGGAGATACCATGTGGTGGTCTATTCTGTTGTCATTGACTCTCACGCTGCTGAAGTGGCTTCTGTCTGAGGACGGTCCACTGAAGCCGAAAGATGAAGCCAAGCTACGTGAGTTCTTCGCTATCACCGACAAGGCCCGCCGGCAAACGCAGGCGCGAGGCATCGTTCTGTAGGGAGTAGATCATGGCAAGCTATCGACAAGCATATGGTCCGCCTGACCCACGCGCCTACTCGCAGGGAAACGACGAGACTGAAGCGTTTCTCAACGCGCTTCGCCGTAACGCCGAGGTGACTGCGGTTGGTGGACCTGGTGCCAAGGTTGCTCAGAGTACGAGCCGCTACGTCCCTGGCAGCCTGGAAGAGATCCAGAAGGCGATGGCTGGCGGTGCGCCTCCGCAGGCAACAGGATGGCAGAACCCTGCCATGCAGGCATCGCCGTTCGCCGGGTTGCCAGGTCAGCCATCGGTGCGTCAAAGCGGCAACACCACTATCGGGGAGTTTCCAGCCACGCCGACTGACAACCCGTTCTTGAAAGCCTTGAGCAACATCAAGCCACTGGGAAGCGTTCGAGATGCCGAGGTTGCAATGGGACCGAGCCCTGTCTCCTGGACGATGCAGTATACAAACCCTGTTGAGTATGCCAGGTCACTGCAAGAGCGACAGGGAAAGGCGGCGGACCTATTCAGCGCGTCGCAGGG